ACAAGCTGGTCGTAACCGAACAGTGCCCGAGACGCTTGACTACCAGGAGGCATCAGCACCTTTTTCTTCTCCTCGGGGAGCCAACTACGGGCAACGAATGTACGGAGCTTACCTTGTGTGATCACAGGAATAATGATTCGACAAGCATACGGGCCTACCATACAAAACCCAGCGCGTAATTCCTGAACCCAGGACGGCCTGAGACCCCTACTCTGAAAATAACTAGCCGCCAGTCCAGTACCTGGGTCGATAAAAAATCCAGCCGGTAATTCCACAGTAGAGGGCGGCGTCGGCCGAGTGACAGTCAGCGCAAGAGGCTTTGAATCCCCCTGATGAATCAGCCGTTCGAGAGTATAAGATTCATTGATCGTGAGCTCGCATACATCCCGGAGGAGGCGGGTGAGATGCCCTCGCGCGTCACAGTGAAAGCATGTCCAAAGACCAGTCGCTGCTGAAATATAAAGTCTTGGCTTTTCGTCGTAGCATAAGGGACAGGCAATGACGAGCTCAGTGCCGCCCTCAGCCAAGCCGACTTCGAAGTTGGCGTCCTCCAGTGTGCGAATGAGCATGTCCATGTTCACCGAGGGTATTCCCCCTGCACTAGGGCACAATAGTGTGCTTCTACCTTTGCCCAATCCCACGTATAGGCAGTACCCCAAGCAAAGAAGCGAAGACCCCGTTTGCCTAGATACTCAACGACTTCGACAGCTTCAGCATAAGTCATTCAAGGTCACCTCTCTCTGGGTAATAATTATAGGCAGGCCATCCTTTGGCGCCACGTCCATAGCTGGTTAGGTACCGCCACCACTGACCCTGTGCCCCATGTTGCGAGTCCTTCAGCACCACGAGCTTGACTAAGGGGCCCAGGTAGAAGTCTGCTTCCTCCCGGGCCTGGGAGAGGCCCACACATAGGGTTGCCCTTTGCACCTTCTTGAAGGAGTCACCAATGTGCTTCAGACTAATCCGGGCCTTCTCAACAGCCTCTCTATTTAGTTGCACCGATGTCCAAACCGGTAAATTCATACTGTGGCAGATGTCCAACAGAATGTCCGAGTAGACTTCACCTTGGGATAGGTACAAATTAGGGTAGGTCTGCCGGGCCGTAATATCGTCGGCACTGTCCAGTAGTACAAGGTCAACGTCGGCCTCTTCCAGGTGCCGGCGGAGGTCAGCAACTGTACGTATACCCTCCTCAATAACGACACTGCCTCTGTCTGTCACACCCCACTGTGTACGCTTAGCAATTAAATCATCAGCCAGGGTGTCCGGGTTGAGGTCTTGCTTAGGCTTCTCGAAGAGAGCCATGAGAATCCTTTCCCCTATCTGTACCCGACTCAGTTCATAGGTGAGATATAAAACGCGTCGGTTTGCTTTGTAGGCCGACGCCGCGAGGTAGCACAGAAGCATACTTTTACCCAGATTAGTGGGGCCGGCGACAATAGCTAGGTCACCCGGGTGGATGCCTCCCTCTAGGGCCTCGTCAAACAATTCCAAGCCAAGAGGAATAGCCTCACGAAAATTATTGGAGTGTCGAAGGATGTCCCCGAGAGTAGCACTGGGTACGAGCTCAAGGGGTTCTTCCTGAACCTCACCGGTTACCTCTCGTACACCCAGTAATTCGGAGAAGGCAGTTCCCCTGTCTCCTGCCACAAGCGCAGCACGGGCCCGGTCAAGGGCCATGCCGACATGGTAGTTCTGTACCCATTCTTCGGCCGCAGCCCAGGCGATAGGGCGGCTAGAATCTGTAACAGGATATGCCGCCTGGATGTCCAAGAATATTTGTCTGTATTCCTCATGCAAATCCTCATCTTCAATCGCACCGTCGACCCAGTACAAGAATGCTGCCCAGTCCATCAGTTGGTGGTGGGCATCCCAATGTTCTAGTGCGGCGCCCAGTAGAAATCGTGTTGGCCCCTTGGGAAGGGACTCAGGTACCAAGGTGTGTCTCCACTTCTCAAGGAAAGCAGAGTCCACCAGTACCAGACTCATGGCCCAAAATAAACCTTGCATAACTAGATTTTTCTGGACTGACTAAAGCAATAATGTGATGAGGATAGCAGTTATGGCTGCACCATAAATTATACCAGCAACAAAGAACAGGGCGTTTTCAAGTAAGTATTCATCCACGTTTCAGCTCCTTTTGCATGGTCGGCACAAGCGAAGCAAAAATTGAAAAGTGCCTTGGGTCAGAGCGTAGCCGGTCTCCGTGGTCGAGAAGGAAGTGTGTGCCCAGCTCCTGCAGGTCAGACAGGCTGTGCTTCTTAAGTAGGGACTGGACGATGCGGATACCCTGAGGCTCAGCCACCCGGTAGACGTAAGGAATGTCCATCTTCTGGCACTCACTCCTCCACCAGTTAATGAATTTCATGTGTGGTAGTATCTCTTGCCGGGGTAGGGCCGGCAGACTCGCATCTTCTTTCACCATTAGAAGGTAGCGGTGCCCGCCATCTGAGATTGAGAGGGTCTTCAAACGTCCTCTCCTCCACAGGTTTCGCACACCCCATCCATTATTCTAGTGTCACAACATGCACTACCTCGCAGGTGGTCGCTAGGTATGTGGGTAAAGCCTGCAATTTCATTCATGGCACAATCATCGCAGATAAATGCCTTGCAGCCGTAACAGAAGAGTTCTTTGTCTATTGTTGCACCGCAGTCACCAATACAAGGGCCTTCATTTGGTACATCGTTACTCATGATTACTCTACTTTCTTGAGAAAGGCAATTGCCACTTCAAGATACTTTCGGGTCTTGATAGGAATTACATCAAGACGGTTGCGAATGTTTGCCTCCAACCAACCCGCCGCGAACCGCGCAGCATCACGCCCACTCGGGTCTTCCCCGAGATGCCGCTCGGCATCTGCTATTTCCCTCTTTTTCCGAGCTGAGTCTTCAGTAGCTTGTTGAGCTGCCACTACTTAACTCTTCTTCTCTTCGCGCCGGCAGGCAGCACAACTCTTTTGATCAGGGTTGGATAGCTCACCACAGTCATTACAGTAGAGAGAGGCATGTTCATCTAGGCTTATGGGGCACATATCTTCGCCAGAGGCTGCGTCAACCTGTTGGAACCAACCATCACCAAGGTTAAGATGGAGCTTGTCAAGTAGGTCACCATCGTCAGTCTTGAGGTTAATTACCAGAGGCACCACTGGTTGACAGCTCATACAGAAGTAGGTTGTGGTAACGACCGGTGCATCCTGACCAGAGGAGGAGATTTCAATTTGGAAAACTGAAGTCAGCTTCTCTTCTCGAAAGATACCACCACATTTATGACAAGCCTGTGTAGGTGGCGCGATAGTAACTCGCGTGTCCTGGGGTGAGGACAGGTCATGACGAATTGCCTTGACCGTCTCCTCTCGCTGTGCCATCGTATCATAACTTGGTGTGAAGACAGGACGCCTCCACGGGGGAACGAACCTTTTTATTAGTGCAGGTAGAATTTTCATTGTTGCACCTCCTCTATTCCTTTATACCATGTCGACCAGCGATGTGTCAAGGGCTTTTGCCAATTTTCTTGAGCCCTTTTTTCGTTAGTTCATCGACGAACTGGTAGGCACCGAAGTTGTTTTGGGCCATTACTATGCCATCAAACTCTCTATATGCGTCCAGATAACCATGTCTCCTAGCGTGCCGAATGGTCACATCATCAATACGTGCGGGCCACGGATGAAACCTAGTAATACGCTTACTAGGGAGACGGTACACAAAACGTAAGGCTTTTAACACATCCTTGGTTGTGACACTCATGGTTCCTGCCTTTCTTTGAACTCGGTAATATGGTTGAGGCCCTGTGCTGCTTGTCGTGTACGTCGCTGAGCTTCAATCTCCTGCAGTAGGGGTTCTCCGAACAGATGCCCGGGAGCAACTAGCCGGCCGTGCCAGTACAGGCGCTCATGGTTCATAGTGAAGCCAACCTCCCGTCCTTTACGTGCATTGCACCGATGACAAGACCATACCAAGTTCTCAAACGCACTTTCACTTCCTTTGTTACTGCGGGGCATCACATGGTCTATTTCCCCACCAGTGCCACCACAGTAGCGACAGCGGCCGCTATCCCTCAACCTAATGAAGTCCCGCACTAAGGCCCGACGCTTGGGCCACGGGCGCTTACGTCCACGCTGAGCCCACATCCGATTCTTTGGAGGTGTAGGCTGGCCCGGCGCCTGGGCTAAGGCACAACACGGGTTGAATGGGTCATAGTCAAAGATGTGTCCGCGGGGACAATAGCGTCTAGTCTTTGCTACCATTACGCTTCTCACTCCTGTCTCTTCGCGGCAGGTATATCTAAGCCAACCCCGTATCGACTTTTGATGTGCCCTCGCAGCTCAGCCATCTGCTCCTCAGCACTAGACCTCGTCATCGTGCGCCTCCAGCGTCTAGATGTTGTCAGTTGGAGCGATGGGGGAGCGTTCCTGAACCACTTCCTTTGTTAGTTGGTCTAATGTTTCGTCACTCATGACTTTCTTCCTCCTCCTTTAGTCTTAGTACCTCTAAACCCTTAACCTATCCTCTACTGTCTTAGGTGACTCACAACCCATTGTGAGTCACACTATATTCTTTTGCCCTTCTGAGCTATAAGTAATGTGTAGTGAGGCACAACCCATTGTGAGGCACAACCCATTGTGAGGCACACTATATTATGTGAGTCACCTAGGGTTTTATAGGTTAGGGATGGGCTCGACCTCTTCTTCTTCCTCTGTTTGCTCAGGCTTCCCTGGGACATCAACTTCGTCGTCCTCCCGAGCCGGTGCCCATATATCAATAGACACTAGGTTCTCCCCGGGGGCTTCAGCTTTGATGTACACCACGCCAGCCTCTTGTATGACGCCTCCTTTTTCTAGGGCCTCAATGACAGCATTGGTAAGTCCGGCCGGCCCTAGTGTTCCGCCAAACCCTATCTCAAGTTGTAATATCTGGCTGATTGCTTGGATGTGGTTGTACTTCATGTTTCTTCTCCTCTTGGCAACGGATACAGTATACTCGACTACCTAGGGTGTGTCCTTCACAAACAGGGTTCCCTGCGGGGCACGGAATGATGTTGTTGAACACTAACCATTGACTACCGGAGTCGGGTTGTTCGTCCCAAGGTATGCCACAACCTGTACAAACAACCATGTGGTCGTGATATTCTGGGCTCATTCCTTATAGCTCCAGACTGTCTTGTTTGGCTGCTTGGCAATCTGTCCAACAGTCGTCACACAAATCGGGCGCCTCGTCTGCACATCCAAACCCAGCACAGACAACACGTTTACATCCTTCACAAATCCAGAGCTCTCCGTAGCAATTACGCACTCCTTCAGGGTCGGGTTTCGTCTTATGCGCCTGACAGTATCCATCGGTGATTTTTAACATTACTCCACCTCAAAGCCGGGGCATCCACAATAGTGAACACCACTCCATGCCCAGTTGTCGGCAGTACACCCGCGGTTACGACCCGGGGTGTACCCATAATCATAGTGCATTGTCTCACTGTGCTTGCAGTGGACACAGAGCTTAGTCAACATCGGGTTTCTCGCAGTCACACTCACTCATAATGCTACCTCCAACTCTTGGAAATTTGTTTCGACTACCTCGTAAGCCGGCTGGTCGGCGTATGTTTGGCGCCGCTTACGGGCGTGAGTCCCTAAGTATGTACCGGTATCCAAAAAATCAAATACAAAAAGTCTGTCCTTACCGTCTGCTACCCTCATGCCTCTCCCAACACGTTGAATTGTAACATGCGGCGCCTTACCTCCGCCCGCTAAGATGAGGCACTTAATCTGTGGTATATCCAAACCCTCGTCTGCTATTTTTGAGGTTATCAGAATGTCCTGTTTCCCTTGACGTATAGCCTCCCAGGCCCTCTTTCGCGTACCCGTAGGTGAGTTACCAGCTATGAACGCAGTACCAAGAGCTCGCGCGAGTTTCTCCCCGTGCTGCAGCCGCTCTACTAGTATGACGACAGGCTTGGGTAGGGACTGGGCGAGCTCCACTATCATTCGGTTGCGTATCGAATTGTCTACAATACCCTTAGCTACAGCCTCTTGCCAGGTCTGATACCGGGCTGGCTTCCCGGGTATCTTGATAAGGAACACATCAGTTGGGGCTAGGTAACCCTCATCTGTCAGCTCCTTGGCGAATACCCGGTGGATTGTTGGGCCCAACCAGGAGCTCACCTTAAAGAAGGTCTCTACATCTCCTTCTTTGTCAGGAGTGGCGCTGTAGCCGAGGCGCCAGCGAGCAGCCCACAACTGAGCCATCACCTTCTCGAAGCTCTTGGCGGGCAAATGGTGCGCTTCATCTACCGCTACGTGTCCGATGTCCTCGCGCAGCCAGCGCAGCACCTCTGGTATTTTCTCCTTCACCCGTAGGTACAGGGTCTGGAATGTGGCAACCGTGATGACCCGTGGCTCCCACATGCCATCGCCAATGATACCAACAACATCGGAGTCAACACCCAAAACCTGGCGAAATCGCTCGACTGTTTGGTGCATCAAATCCTTCCGATGGACAAGTATCAGGGCCGGCCGTCCGATACTCTTGGTCAGTTCTATCATCACCTCTGTCTTGCCTGCGCCGGTGGGTTGATGCACCAAACCTCGCTGCTTTTCAAGCCCTGCGTTACAGGCATCCCACTGATATGAGCGTAGCTTACTATTGTCTGTTGCTGGTAGCCCCGCTAAGAGAGGGGACACAGGCAAGGGCTCTGGTCTCTGGTCAATGACCTCGATGCTAATGCCTTCCTTCTCCAACCGTTCAACAAGCCAAGGCACCAGGCCGGCCGCAAACTGCCCCTTCGCATTGATAATTCTAGTCCAGCCATCCCAGACCCCAAGTTTGAAGGCGCGGCTGAAATTGTAGCCCTTTGCTCGATACTTCAACACCTCTTTGGCCGTCCACAGAGCAGGGCCCTGGAGCTCAGCCCAGGTGTTGGTCATGAGGATGGTGTTGTTGCTCATTTTACCCCCTCTTTATTCGCCGGAAGAGGATAACGTAGCGGTCTGCGGCCCCTCCTAGAGCCACAAACTCCCAGCCCTGTTCATCTTTCTGATTGCAGACCTTCTCGATGTCCTGCACCTTCTTCGAGTCAAACGTGATGTATTCAAACATAAGTAGTACCTCCTTCCTCCTCTCTCTTGTTGGGGGGCATCCCTGCCCCGTACCTTTGGGTATCCCTAATCAATTAACAGCGGGAGACACTCATTGAGCGCGATGCTTTGGCCTACTTGCTCTGCCTCGGCGTCGCTGAGGGCCACAACCTCATCGACCGTCATCCGCAACATGGTAGCATCCGCTGCACAAGCTGCTACGTCATCGCCCAACCCGCTGTCGAGGAATGCCTCGTAGGCAATACTCCACGTTTCCGCTGTCCAGCCGTTCTGGAACGGACAGGTGCCCGTGAGAAAACAGCCTTCGGCCTCAACCGGCTCCGGCACGGCTGCCGTCTGCCCCTGTTCCTCAAGTGCTTCGAGGTAGGCGATCTCGTCGGCGGTAAACTCCGTCGCCTCCTCTATGGGCGTGCAGGCCACCGCGAACCCTGCGATGAGTAGGCCGACAACGCCCAGTATGATCTTCGTGTGTGTCTTCATGATGGTTTCTCCTCTCAATGGGGGCCGTCCCGCCGCTCGCTGGTGTATGCCGTCCTTAGGCTCGGAAGACCCTCCGGTCTACCGTCCCACTCATCTTATGCCTCCTGTTCTCAGCCTGCGTGAAAATCTATTAGAACAATCTCTTCAGTGCCGTCTGATGGTAGTAAGGAGCAAGAACTGGATGTAGGACTAAGCCAGAAGGCCGCTCCTTCGTCCCCACAGTCAGCAGCCGCCATTTTTCGAGCTCGTGCGGCCGTGGCTGCTCGTATTACGAATCCGTGGACACAATCATACTCATAATTCGGGCTGTCCCGCTCCGGGATAAGATACCATAATTGATTCTTCAAATCTATGCCTCCTGTGTGTATGTCAAGAGTCCGTCGATAGACAGTTCTTCAAACGCCGCCCGAATCGCAGTCTTGGATGTACTAAGCACGCGCGTGAGCTCCTCCATCACCAAGTTCTGCCCCTCGGGTTGCCCCATCAGATATGTATACAACTTGTAAGCGATAGGACTCATTCGTCTCGTCCCTCCTTAGGACACTAGGCTACGCATCGCCGCCTGGAGCACCAGCCCCAGAGCTACCACCGGCAGCACGAGTGCGTAGAACGCAATGACTCTTGCCCACAGACTCCGGTACGTTTGGCAGATTCCCCGGACGATAAGCTTCACGCAGAGACCCACGAGCAGGAACCATACGACAACGTAGGCGACTATCATTACGCGGCCACTTCCTCAGGCAGAGCAGACAGGTCACATCCCGCTATCGCACCGACGTGCGCCGCGCGGGCCCCAGGGAGGGAGAGCGCGTCGTAGCTCATCCTCATCCTCTACTTCGGTTGCAACCCACTGGTCTTCGTCGTCGTCGGCTGCGGATTCCGTATCTTTGTCGACTACCTCCCCATCACCCGCCTGCACGGCTTCAAAGGCGTCCTCCTCATCTTCGGCCTCGACACGATAGGTGGTGATTAGTATCTCACGGTGAATGACATCATAAACTTTCAATTGGTGCCTCCTCCTCTAGTATAACGCTTCCCCGTAGTGGTCGTTACTTCCTGATGGTGATGACTGCTCGCCGGCGCCAGCATTTCCCGGGCCCCTTGGTGCAGAGCCACAAGCCACGCTTGGGGTAATAGCGACACACACGTTCAGTGAAGCAGCCCTCACATCGGTGGAACTCTTCTTCACTGTCGTTCATTTGGTATTGGCCCCCTCCTCCTCAGCACTAGGTACCCATACCCATGCTTGAACGTAGGCCCCGGGATTGATATCGGGGTGGTCACCGCGAACGACATCGGCGTTGTCGTCAATCTCGACTTCGCCATCCTCTTGCCAGAGCTCTATTGCCTTTGCTTTGTATTCTTCATTAGTCATTGGATTCCTCCTTCATAGGCCGTACACAATGAGCATGGCTTATTAAATGGGGGCTGATTCAACCCCGACTGGTTGTGGCAGGGGTAGATACTTGTCCAGGTACAGGCTACTACACCCTGTCTCTGTTTTGCACACCGCTCACAGTATGCCTTCTTCTCCTCCCTGTTCATAAACTCAGCCTCGCCCGGGCATTCACGCATCGAGCATCCACCATGCCCTGCCTTCGACTTCGCTACAAAGGCAAGACGGTCGAAGACGACCACCTGTATTACTCGGCGTGGGGGGTCACTATGCCCGTGACAGCGGAACAGATGATATGTCGGCGCCGTCTGACAGAAGCCCCCATATCTTACAATTGGGGGCCCATTGTGGTTATGAATGATATCCAGCGGCCGGTTATTGGTATGAGTCCAACCCCCTCGCTGTCGGGGGTTCTTAGTAGGCCAAGGCATAGACTATTCCTCTTCCTTCTTTTCAATTTCCAGGACTTGTTCCCATCTTAGGGGTCTCCTGGGTTACGCTGGCAGTTCTAGGCGAGTGATACGTGCTCGTATTGCCTCTCGGTTGTGCCTCGCATCTATAAAGCCGTCTTCGGCCTGAGCTCGCACCTTGGCTATGTCCTTAGCCAATGCCGATACCTCCTGCTCCATCTTGCGGCGGTCGCGGTCGTGCTCGTAGCGTAGGTTCTCTATTTCGGTGTCGATGTGGGTCTGACAATTAGTGCATTGCATAGTATTTCCTCCTTACCCGCCGGGCTAGGCCATAATAATTTTGACCCTCTCCTCTGGTGTTATCTTCTCACTACTGCAGACGACATCAGTGATTAGTTGTGTAGCGGTCGTCAGCTTCTCGATGAATGTGTGTTGTCTACCATGTTTGAGTGCTGACGCCGCGGATTGGAGTGCTTCTGCTGCTCGCTGCATCCGGTCAATGGTTCCTCCGGTCTTCATGGTTACCCCTCCCCTGCGATTTCAATCTGATGAATGAAATCCTCGATATCAGCGCGAATGGTTTCAAGAGAGCGGATTATTTCGTCGCTTGATGTTGCACTAACCACCACAACCACATCGACACCGGCACCTTCGAGAGCTTCTGTGATGATAGCCTTGGTCAAGGGGTCAGCCCCAGACCCCGCTGGTAGGGCGGTGGCCCTGACCCAAAGGTTGTCTAGTTCTGCTCGTGTGAAATTCCTCATGATTCTCGCTCCTTCTAGTACGCCCTAATAAAGTACGGTTCTCCGTTGAACGTCACTTCTGTGTAGTCGTGCTTTAGGTCATCGGCCCACCCATCCCAGTCAATGTAGTCGTCCAGCGGATTGTGACTATCCCGAGTTGTATAGCCCTTCTCGCCAGCGAGCTCCTGGGCGTAGTCTGTGAAACGATACTCGGGAAGCATTGTTGACTCGTTTTCCGCGTACTCGCTCAGTGTCTCGGTGGGAAGCTGGCCCTGTAGGTCAAGTAGCATTTCCAACCGCGCCGCGTCTTCTTCGCTCAGCGCGTCGGTATTTTTCATGTCCACCAGGTCGTATAGCTCTTGGGCCAGGTCTCTCAAGTCTAGGTAGTCCATAATTAACACCTCCTTCTAGTTCACATAGTCCAAAATGATATGTCCCGTCAATATGATTAACGTTGCCGCTGTCCAGGCCAGGTCTTTCGGGTGTCGTGCTGTGAGCGCAACCGCGCGTACATCCATGATGAGATGAGCAGCGAGGAACACACCGGCCAGCACGACGAGTCCACTAGCCCACGACATTAGTAGATGCCTCCGTCGATTGGCAACATACACAGGTCTGACAAGGACAACACGGGCCGGCCAAACGAGACCGACTACCCGGGATATGTCCACAGTAGAAGCAACGCCCCGTCGATGGTGAGACCGAGAGTTGCTGGTAGCTGTCCGGTGGCTCCATGTGGATGCCTGTCACTTTGTTCTCGACAAAGTGCATCATAGGGGTCTCATTCGCTCAAGAACAGCCGTACCGTTGCCAAAATCTGAGAGTGTTTCGAGAGCGTTCTCAAACTCCTCATCAGTAAAGTTCTCCACTTCCCTGTAAATCTTGTACACTTCTCGTCCGGAGAAGTCGGCTAATACACGGGTGATAAACCGTGCTGCCTCCTCCACCTCTCGTATCTGGTCACTCATCATGGCTTACACCTTTCTACTTGACGCCGAAGGCAGTCAGAATGTGCTCTCGTTCGAGTTCTCTGACGGCCTTATGGTATGTCTCTTTTCCTATCTGGCGGTTTCTGCAGCGGAGGTATAGAACCTTCCACTCCTCATCGAACCGCTCGATTGTTCCAGTAACGCTCCCTATAAACCAGTCCAAATCGAGCTTGGCCCGTTGTGCCTTTATCACATTGGCCCGCGTCACTTCGGCCCCATTGGGGAAGACCCGAGTGAATTGCTCAACCTCCTCTTCGCAAGCCTTCTTGTTCCTTAGGTATTGAGCAGTGATTTTCTTTGGTAGTCGCATGTGCTTCTCCTTTCTAGGCTGCACCTCAATGCACCCCAATGGTACTGTTTTTGTAGTTTTTATTCCTCCATTAGAAACGATTCAAGGAAGGCGTCCAAGTGCCATTCCTGTACACAGGCCCACACTGGCGCCCACGACCCGCCCTTGTAGAGCATCCCTTCTGGTAGGGTGATGGCGTCGTCCCATCCCCACTCTCCTTGAGTCTCAATGATGTGCTTGGCTATCGGTAATACCTCATTGGGGAGGGGTGGGTAATGGTTGGTCTGCAAGTGGTAGGAGAGAGCGCGGTCTAGTGAGACGCTGCCATCCGCTACCGCTTCAGCCATGCCTACTGCTTGTGTGTTACCCATTGTCGGATTCCTCCCGTACCTTCCGCGCATACAGATACTCCGCTACACGAGCGGTCTCGTCTGCATCGAGGAGTGAAGCAAAGTCACTAATCCGCCATGAAATCCGCTCTAGGATGTTCGCGGCGAGCCGCCTTGTTTGTGTGTTACCCATCCTTGTATTCCTCCAGTCCGAGCTCTGCGGGTGTACAGCCGACAAGGAAATGCAGACCTCTATTATCACATTTGGCCCATGTCCCTTTCAATCCAAAGCGGTGGGCTGTCTCTTCGTCGTCGCCACCCATATCCATTTGGTCGCACCGTTCGACAAACCGCGCCCCTTTCGGTAGTACCAATCCATCGAAACACGACGGCTGTGCTGGGTCGTGAATACCCCGACAGGGGTGGTCTGCTGCTTCGTTCTGGTTCATTTCACTCCTCCTAGGGCTCGTAATCTTCGAGCAAGGACTTGGCTATCTCGTACCAGTTCACAGAGCCGAGTGCGGTCATAAGCAGGTCGCCGGCAAATCCCTCAAGGTCTGGTACAGCCTCTTCGTGCTCATCCTTGAGCGCAGTGGCCAGATTGTGGACGGCCATACGTTCGCTTGTGGTGTACTGGTCTCCTTTGGCGTCCTTGGCTATCTCCTCCGTGCGTTCTTTCCAGTAGTTGTAAGACGGTTCCTCGTTGTCCATCCAGAGCTTCACTGCCCAGGTTTCGTAGTTTGTCCAACCTTCGTATTTTACCTCTGCCATTGTGTCTCCTCCTAGCTGCGACGGTAAGCGTTCAGCCCAATCGTCAGCCCGTCAACACCAGGCACTTGCAGGTTGCCCCGTGTGGTTGCTACGATGGTGCTCTTACCGGATGTTGAACGTCCGTGCTCCTCGCTGGTGTCTATGGTCAGTACCAGCTTCTTGTCCTTGACTGTCACTTCGATGTTTGTTCCAAGTAGCGTTGCCATTTGTCTCACCTCCTCTCTACTAGTAGTATCGACCTATTCCGTAGAATCTGAACCTCTAGCCCTCGCGTTCCTCGCTGTTGAGTTTGGCCTCTACCTCTAGCTCTTTCTCCTCCCCCGCCCGTTCCGCCCGATGACGGACTCGCAGGCGTAGTGTACAATGGCCGTAGTCACACTGTCGGCCGGCCCGCATGTTATGAATGGCGGCACCGTGCCGGTCGCAGAATACCCCCTCTTTCTCAGAGTAGGTAGCTACATCCGTACATACGGTTTTACCTAGGCTACATTCTCGTTTTGGGGTCATTCCTATTCCTCCTTTGGTCGTAGCACCAGTGACACTGCCCAGAGACTAATGACTGTGAACAGCATGATGCCTGCGGGTGCATCGAGCACTGCAAAGACGATGGCTACGAAAAACACTGCGTGTAACAGAATCGGCATGGTCTACTCCTCCGTCACTAGCGGGCTGGGCTTAGGGTAAGGGGTCATGGAAACATCTCCTTATCCCCATTAAGTGCAACAAAGCCACATTGATGACATTGAATCTTGTCGTGCCGAATACGAATGAAGTCGCTTTTTCTACAGGGATGCTTCACGGCTCTGTTCCTCTAAGCGTTCGTTTTCCATCATTTGGCGTCCTCCTCAGAGTCTACTGCCCTAAAGAGGTCAATATCCTCCAACTGGCCCGGGCAGATAGGGCCTTGCTCTATCCTGGCGCTATCCGTCCTAGCTACTAAGAATAGGACGTGCTTGAATTCTGGTTCCCAACAGAGGGCACATATGAGATTTCTGTGAAGAGTGTGACAGACACGTTCGTGCATGTTCCTTTCCTTTCTAGTATGTGGTGGAGGCGGTCGGAGTCGAACCGACGTGAGTAGCCCGCTGGATACCACGGCTACCCTGAACGGCGCCCCCATTCTCTACTTTTCTCTTAGAGCCGTGTGTGGCTCAACATGGCCGCGTTGGGCATCCCATAGGCACCATTGAACGGCGAACGGCGGCGCGTCGAACCCCTTAGCCAACGCTAGCAATTCATTCTCGCACCGTTCATAGTCTACTCGTTTGATATCCTTCGGTGCAAAGCCCAGCAGCAGCCGTGCCATATGCCGGTCGATGCACAGTACCTCACTCTCCAACGGATTAGCGAGACATACAGCGAATGATGCTTTTGTCCTAGCCAATCCGCGGATGGTCATAAGCCTATCCCGCCAGCCAATGGAGCCATCCCCGTTAGGCATAAATGGGTAGGCATCACGCTTCCAATCCGTTTGGAAGTCCAACAGAAAGCGGGCCTTTTGGCCGGCGAATTGTACCACACTGCCACCGGCCTTTACCCGAGCGAGCCAATCGGTCAACGTTCGCCAGCGTACGGGCAAGCGCCCGTTGTTGTGTAGCCGTTGGTAGGCTAACTCATTCGCCTCAAAAGCGGTATGCACACTGAGGATAGCGAATACGATGCGCCAGAACACCACATCCTCTGTAATAGGGTTCGCCATATCCTCAACATACCCCCGATACTTAGCAAGTGTTCGGTCGAGGGCTTCCGGTATTGAATCGCGTCCTTGCAGTTTGACGGCGCCCTCAAATCCTAGTTGTAGGGCCATATGTCACTCCTTACTGTATTGGCTGTCCCTCTAGTTTTGTCACGCTAAGGTATACGGCCCGCTGGCCTAGCCGTCGTGCAACCTCTTGGCGCAATAGGTACGGGTGAAAATCGGCTTTGGTGCTATCTATGGCTATTGTGTACACCCTCACCGATTCAAACTCTACATGAGTACCGCTATCCCAAGCGCCGCGCCCTTCAGTGACGGTGAAGCCACCGAACGCTTTGACCAAATTTACCTCTAGCGCCCGCAGTTGTGCCTGATATTCTTTTTCGGTGATGTACTGAAGTTGGCCCTTCCCTTTGAACGGGCTGTACTGGTCTGGATGTGTGGGTATGACAAGTCGTGCTTCTACCCATCCCATGTGCTATTCCTCCTTGCAGTATTCTAGTCAAACTCTGGTAGTGTGTCCCCGTTGTTACCTACCATACATTCGGAGCATACCCAGAGCCCGTCAAATGGACTACCAGAATCGTCTACAAATACCCCATCTGGTAGACAATCCAACGATTTACCGTCATCGTCGTACTCTGCCACGGTCTGACAACGTGAGCATATTATCGTGTGTGTGTAGTACATTTTGTCAATACTCCTCCCGAGGGCAAAGGGGACTATATCACCGCCTCTTAGTAGGCGTCCATTTCCTAGTAGGTGGTGGTGTTCATCTGTAAGTGTCGTGTTGATAAACAGCGCCGCACCTTCCGCACTAGCAAAGTGCGTCAACACCCAATAACATGAATACCCCTTTGGCTTGCGAAATCTATCGTAAATCCTGCGAAGTTGCATTGTTTGTTACCTTCTCACATTACAGGTTCATCGTTTAGGACGGCTTGTAGTATCTGTTCATCGGTAGCGAACGGTGCCCGTATTGTTACGCCCCCTGTAATCGTCTCGCTCAAATTGTCCAGGACTCAGCACTAGTTCGTCGTCCCATACTTCGCACTCATATCCGTTGGCGAAGCGGATGCGATACATAGTAGGCGTCGGCCCGTCATGGTGACCGTGTTGCGTCCTGGCTAGTACCTCTATTGACTGGTGTGTGTGGTGCCACAATTCGGCGTCGGCAGAATCTTCACCCTCGTAACAGTGGTACTCAAATAGCCTTCGGCCTCTTGCTAGTCTACCGTCATCTTTCATGGGTTGCCTCCCCGTTAGGCTCCTAGATTGCAAAATGGTGCGTGGGCTACCTCTCGCGTAGGCTAGGCAATTATCTCCTATTCGTAGGTACTCCTATTCTCGACACGATGTCGGTCAATGATTAGGTCAAAGAGAGGGCTTAGGACGCCCGCCTCAGATAGCAGCGTCTCGACACTCCCTATATTGCCCGTCTCAAAAGCCCAGCGTAGACCCTTGACGGTATCCGCGCGAAGCTCGGCCAATTCCCGGGCTTCCGCCCGTTCATTCTCGGCCTTTAGTTCCTCTAGTCCTTGCATGTTCAACCCCCTTTAGGATTGCTTCCCTTTCAACTATTTACATGCTACTGTGTGATACTGACAGTGCCCGCAGTCGGGACAACAGTGACAGTATTGTGTTACTTCACGTTTTCGTATTAGACAGATGATTTGTTATAGCCTAAGCATATTGTTACCCCCTACTTCACACGGGTTATCAGCCCGGTAGTGACGGTCACTGTAGCGTACCATCGCCGGTCATACGGCTCTGGGCCGACTACAGTATACTCACCGTCGCCCTTGAATTCGGCCCCGAACATCGACGTTTCCTCAAAGTCGGGGGGGTTCACCTATTGCGCCCTTCAGCGCCTTTTTCGTGGCGAATCGTCGGCTTGCGCTTGCTCCCATCATGGTAGATACTCCTTTCGTTGTCTGTCAGATGATGATTACGGTAGCAGATGGCCGTTCTTACCGTAGGCGTAGGCAACGAATTTGTAATCGCGCTCGCCTTCCGGTAAGAATTCGATCCCTGTAACGAACCCTGTTACGGTACGGCCCGACACCTTGACGCTACCAGGCAGCGAGAAGAAGGTATCAGGCTCTTGTGTTATCTTCACGTAGCGCCTACGGCCATCTGAGCATAGGGCGTTCTGGCAAGCCGTGGCAATCAGCCACGGGCCGAAGCGAACTATTGTTGCTTGCATGAATTTGTGCCCCTTTCCTTTGTTCTCTACCCTCTACTAGTAGTATCGACCCTTTGCCAAAAGTCGGAACCCCCCAACTGCATGTACAGTTGGGGGGTTCCGCGTGACGGAGCGACTATCGGCCCTCTAGCTATCTTCAGGTTAGCACACCCTCAACGTCTTATCAAGGGTACGCCGTGCTTAGTACCGAAAACCTGAAGGGGTAGGCGTTAGCTATTCACTTCCCTCTACTGATACTAACGTTGTGGATGGGCTGGATGTTACACGTTCGGTAGAACGCTATCCGGTATCGGCCCTGTTACTAGGGTATTCTCGGGCTCGCCTGCGCCGGTATTCCGGCGGGCTGGCGCCATAACCCTCATTGGCAGGGTTTCGCCCCCATCGTGGCTGAAGGGGTGCGAGAGATACCGAGAGCCGTTAGGGCGCTTAGTGGTGCCGCCCCGTAGTACAACTGTTTTCAGGTTCCCGCGTGTACAACGGGCCGTGTACAGCTCACCGTCAACACCCGTGTCTTTAATATCATCGACTAGGCGACGGGTCTGTACAACTGGCTCGACCCTTACGCGGTGGTGGCGGCGTTGTAGGAGCCTATCGCCCCATGTGTTAGGCTTCCGTGCCGCGCCGCCCGTATCGTTGCCTACGGGCCGCTGGCCGGTAGTGGGCGGGCAATCGGTGACAACGCGCGGGTGAATTGGTGGTAGCCCATTGATAGAGCCTTGTGTGAGGGTTCGCATCTTAGCTCCCCTCATCCTCTAATTCATTGACTTCTAACTCGGCAAAGTCAATGTATGGGCGCATCGGCGTAGCGTCGAGCGCCGTTTGGATAATGAGGAGAATATCGGTCTCATCTGTCAACTCTGATTCGACCTCACAAGTGAATGTAAATCTCATTAGTTAAACCCTTACTACTGGCGTACCAGTAGAGGGGAGTGATTAGCTAACGTATGGAACGGGGAGAGCGGAGGGTTAGCTGCCCTGTTACTTGTTGACTCTCTCACCCTCATGCAATCTGCCGTAGCACCGGCAGTCCATTTTCTCCTGGTGCCCGCATCGAATGTAACGTCCGTCTTTAACCCATGCCTGACGCTCATAGTCGAATGTGGGGGTGTTGGCACTAGTTATGGCACCTGATATGTTCATAAGGTTAGCTCCTATTTATATCATATCGGTAGGGCGGACTATCTCTGCTTTTATATAGTCCGAATCGTTTGTACAAGCTAGCGAGACGTTGTAGCCCTCCTTGCCATACTCTTTAGTCCTGCGGATTGCTACATCTAGCCCTAACTTATGAGCTTTTGCTAAGGCAGCCTCGCGGGCCTCATGCCGGGTTTTGTAACGTTGCAGATTCTTGCTCCTATCTGGCGAGTCTAACCCCCGCTCTCCCCGTTCCATGTTGGAGTCACACACAGAGCGGAAGGCTAGGCGCTCACCTACTTAATTAGCTATCGAGATTGACTCGGACATTGAAACTGCCGATACTACCTTCACCAGTGTAGGCGTCCACCAGCTTGCCCGTCTTCCCATTGTAGGAGAACGGAAAGCAGGTAGTGCAGAACAGTTCTGCCTGATACATTGTCCCTGGGCGAGAGTTTGGGTGATAGCCACGTTCAAAAGGCCAGTCTTTGGCAGGCTTGCCGCACTTGCCACAATCACTGTGCTCAATATCGCTGGTGCCCTGCACTAGTATCGTCTTTGGAAAGTCATCGCTATCGAATGGGGCTTTAATATGACCCTGTAGTGGTTCAGTCATGGGAGGTTAGCTCCAGTCTGGCGAGTCTAACCCCCCGTTCTGTGTGTGACTCCGTATTCATTTTTCCGATGGCCTCGACTCAAGCTGAATGGGGTTCTCGGCCAAGTGACCGGCTGGCCCCTCTGAATCTCCGGCTATTCGACCGGCCAAGATGCCGGTGCTTATTCTCCTCGGCAATTTCACGTCCCTGTGGCCGTATTGCCTCGCTATCAGTGTCGGTATCATCTCACACATCTGAAGGGCTGTCAAGGGGGTAGAGGGCATTTATTCGTCTACCCTAACCTATGCCCCAGAAACCTATAGTGAGGCACAATGGGTTGTGAGTCACAATAGGTTTCCCTGTAAATGGGTTGTGAGGCACAGGGGTTATTCAGACTAATGTATAGTGAGTCACCTTAGGTTAATCTTTTCATAAGGTGACTCACTATACATATTCGTGGTAATGTGTAGTGAGGCACAACCCATTGTGACTCACAACGGGTTTCCTGCTCCCCCTCACGCCCATCACCCGCACCGGCCCGCCGGTCATGCGCCCCAGATGCACGGCCCGAACCTCGACGGCTCTCTGTAATCCCATCACGTATCGTAGTCTACTAACGTAGCTTAAGCATAGTGGTATCTACGTAGCTACGATGGTAGTAGTTATGTCATCTGCTATCGAGGTGTACGATTGTAGCTAGCATCCTGCTAGCTTAGTAGATGAGAATGTCTCGGCGTCGTGCCTCGCTAGTCTCGTTGGGGTGCGGGTACAGTATAGGATGGGATAGGATAGGACGGTGACGTTGGATTATGGTGGTGTGGATGTGATAGTTAGACGTTACACTCAGTACGGGCAAAAATTAAGAAAATAGAGAGAAAAGCGGCCGTAGACAGACTCTGCGACCGCTTTAGGTGCCACAGGTGGACACAAGTGCCGCCTAATAAAGGGATTTTACGCTCCGCGGGTCTTAATTAAAGGAATTAACCCTCACCTTTTTAGCGGGAAGCCGCCTTTCAGCGTCTAGGAACTTGAGAAGCTCCTTTACCTGCTTTTGGGACAGGAGAACCACCTCTATACTAGGTTCTGACTCCAGACGGGGTTCGGTGTGGGACTGCTCAAGGCGTAAATAGCCACCATTAAGCTCAAATCTGACGGGCCAGTGGTAGTTTCCCTCGGTTCCCTGGATATATTCACTCTGTTTCATTGTTCTACTCCTCCTAAGGTCTCTAAATAGTCTGTAAAGGACGGGTTAAAAAGCGCGGTTGAGCCGCGGCAGACCCGAACGTGCGAAATTGCTTGGGTACCCGTCATACCTGTAATTTCCATCACCACAAGGGCTGTGACAAGCCCAGACCGGTTGAGGCCGGCGTCACAGTGGATGAGGACGCGCCGGCCCTCTCTGATCTTCTGTGTGGCCCAGTACACTACCAACCCGAGCTCGTCTAGGTTGGGAAGGGGCCCATCGTCTATAGGCCAGTGAAGATAGTCTTTGGCATACTCTATTGTCTCATCAGGGTCATCGTAATGGGAAAGGTTGACAATAGCATGAATCCGTCCCTCTAGGATAAGTCTCGGACTCGATTCCAATTCCCCCGACATCCAGAGTCGATTTAAGAGGATGTTCGAAAATGTGGTGTGATTCATAGTATCTCCTATCTGGTGTGTGAGCTCTTGCCGGCGCCGGTGCCGCCTTCAACGTGGATATACGCGGGTAGGGAAGGAACCCAATCCACCTTCTTATGACAGATAGGACAAGGGTGAGTTTTAGGGACGTTTGTTAAAGGAAACGTCCTTTCGAACTTGCCATGTTTGGGGCATTTATAGACTTGAATGGGCATGATGCACCTCCTGACACCTTATAATACCAGGATGTTCAATCTTTGTCAAATGCCCTTGACAACCGGTTCTTACTAGTGGTATAGTGCAGGAGCGTTGGGATGGTCTGTCGAGTTGGTGAGGTGCCCGGGTTACAGCCACGAACCCCGGGCAGAGAGTGGTGGGTACGTGGAGAGTAAGCAGACCCACCAACGCCACAAGCCCCCCCGCCGTGGCTTACGCGACGGTGGGTGAACAGGAGCCTACGGGCTCTTGTTCTTTTTCTAGTCATTTCGACTTGACTTGCGTCCGCGGCCGGGCGGGAGGTATAGTGTAGGTAGGAGGATTTGACTAATGACTATCAAACCAAGACCAGTATTCACGTTTCCCTTTGCGGACACAGCCACGCCTTTTGATGTGACGCTGACAACGCCGGCTACGGCTGAAGACCTTGTGCTTGTGCCCAGCACCAAGAAGGGGCGGGTACTCTCACTGGTCAATGAGGGGCCGGGGGCTGTAGCCCTCGCCTTCGACGCGACGGCGGTTGTTACCGACCTTTTACTGGAGGAAGGCGATGCTTACGATGAACAGAACTTGGAAATCAGTACCAATGTCTCGTTTATCAATGTGACGGCCAGCCAAAGCCCACGTATCCGCGGTATACTGTGGAGCGGTGATTAAGATGCCGATTGTTCCTGCTCTGAAGCCTTCTCGGAAAGTTCTAGCGGCGCTTCTTCTGCCGTCTTATTTGCAGATGCAGACGAGTCCCACTGGAAGTCTTGACTCTCTGAGGGCTAGTATGGAGGAGCTGGAGAGAATGTTGGAGAAATAGAGATGGACTTTTGGGATATGCACCAAACACTAGATGCTACTTGTGACTGTCCTCCGGTACAGTGTGACGCTTGCGTTATTGACCCGGTAATCTGTGATGAGTGCGGCCGGGGCTTCATACATACTCACTTCGACGAAGACCTTGAGGCCTTAGAGGGGCGTTGTGATTACTGTTCCTGTCTGGGCGTACCAATAGATGAGGACGAGATAGAATTGGGAGTGACCTAATGGCTTTTATCCACGGATTCCGATCATTCTCATTTGCCCGCTGTTTTAGAACCGGGTTACCAGTTCTGGCCGGCGCTGCGGGACAACACCTCCACCAAACGCTTCAAGTTGAAGCTGTGTGTCGTGGTATCTCTGCGGCTAGGTGGATGACTGAAACCGCTAAGGAGAGTCTACAGGCAGTGGCTAAGGGAGGCCCCTCTGTCCCACATGACGGGCCGGCGCCAGATTGGGACTGTACGTGTGGGGCCTACTTCTACAGGACTTGGGAAGATGTTTGGATGGGTGGGGCTAGTGCTTATGCTCATGTCACTTGTTTAGGGCGTACAATGTTACATAGTAGTGGAGGTCGCGCGACTACGTATTCTGTTGACTACCTCGTAGCACCGAAACGGCCGGATGATAAGGTCTATCTTCCTGTGGAGAACGCGGATGAAGCTCGGGCCCAGGGCCTGAAGATTGTTCACTACCCTTACAATCCCTACGACTTTCTCTTAATTGCTAGTCGGTGGACGTTTGCTGAGGAATGTGTACAGTCTGAACTACTAGACAGACTTGCTTTGAGTCTTGGAGTACCTGTACTAGAAAAGACTGACCTAAAAGGTTGCCCAAGCTGCCTTATTGCTAACAAATGGAGAGAACCTAGGGAAGTAACACCGCGGATGTACAAAGATTGGTTTGGGGAGTCCTACCATGTATAGCCCACGTCTCGGAGAGAAAATTGGTCGGCCACTCACTGAGGAGGTAGGCCAACCGCGCATTCTACCCGCGGTCAAACGTATTCCTTTACCAGAGGTACAACCAATACCTGTAAAAACTCCTGTGCCTGAAGAAGTTACTGTACCTGCTTCATACGGTGCCCTTGACAGGCGGTGTGTACAAGCCCTATAATGAACCTAGTGGATGGCGCCGCCATCCAGAAAACTCTTTCAAGGAGAAAATAACCTATGCCTTACGAACGTGATGTAAATGTATTCGCCGAATCCCAGCATGGTGATGCTATTAAACCCGATGGCACTAAGCAGCCGGTGAAGGCCACAAGAGACGGTGCAATCTTTACCGCAGATTGGTACCTCAAGCAGCTCTTACGTGGCCGTATTCACCAAGTCGCTGGTGGAGCCACTAATCAGGGAATTACCGACCCGGGTACATTTGGTGCCGGTGCGTTGGACACTACTGAGTTCGACTTACTAGTCGAGGTGCCCACAGGTACAGTCATCATCCCTCTTGGGTGGACAGTAGTTCTGGAGAAATTCGGTGCTACTGGTCTCCTTGAGATACTACTGGCGTGGGGTACTGGTGCCGTTAGTGGAGGTACCGATCTGACATTGGTTCCAGTGAACCAAAATCTCAGTTCAAGCAAGAAGAGTGCTCTGACGAACAACATTGTTGCACTCGCTGCTGCCAGTGGTACTGCTCTTACGCAGGAGGGTGAAATCTGGCGTGATGGCCTTCAGCTTGTTGAAGACATTGCTGCCAATGACAACGCTGCATGGCCGAGCCGCTTCCAGTTCAAGGCTCAAGCCCCTGATGAACTGTTCGTTATCGAAGGCCCCCGGTTCATTGCCGGTTGGGTTTCGTCTGTGGGAGCCACGGGCTTCCAGAAGTTCACTTGGGCAGAGTTCGAGACGGGCGAAGACATTGGTTAATCGCTCTCATCCTAAAGGAGGTTAACCATGCCTTGTAGTTACAATCACCAGGGAGCAGCGATTGTTACCCCGGCTCAGGACTTGAATGTTCAGACGCCGGCCGCGCAGTCGACAGGGACGGCGAATCCGCCTATTCCTGCTGATCATGAGCAACAGACCCCCGAGTTCCTACAGAAGCTGATTCAAGAGTTGCACCAGCTCCGCCAGGAGCAGAGTGAGCTCTTCGCTAAAATGTACCCTCCGCACAGTCCTGTGACACACGAAGCACCGCATGTACTACCGGCTTATGAGGAGCAGGAGGAGTACAGACGACAGGACTTAGAGTACGACCGAAAGATTGCGGCTCTGAAAATGCAACTCCAGGAGCTCAAGGTACTAATTGCGCGGAAAGCGCAGCCGGAACTGGAGACTGAGAAAGTTATGGGCCCTGCCTCACCACCGTCTCCCGAGCCACCTGCAGCTCCTATGATTGGTTAGTACCTTGCCAGGTACAACCGATACCCTTGGTAGCTCGTCCTCAATACCGGATGGTAGAAAGAAGCGATCTGTGGCTGGACACAAAGAGCAACGACGTAAACTCCATAAATCTAAGATGACTGTCGGCGATAAGATTAGTCTTTTGCGGAAAGAAGGGCGCCCACAGAAACAGGCTGTTGCTATTGCTATGAGTATGAAGCGCCGGGGGGAACTAGGGAAGTAACTTATGCCTTCTCATACTGCAATTGAACGCCAAAAGCTGAATCAACGCCGGCGTGGGTTGAAACTACCCTCTGAAGTCAGTCGGTTGCAAGGTCTTTTTGGTAAGATTGATCCTACGACTGGTAAGAATGTAAACATTGGCACGATTGCTAAGACTGTTTTGAGTTTAGGGCAACCGCGGACTATTCCTTCCCCCGGTGAGTTAAGAGGCCAGCCAATTGGTGCTCCTGTCCCTAGACGGTCAATACTGCCCCAACCTGTTTTGTCTCTACCAGTACAGAGGCCCGGGCCGGTAGTTCCCCCGGAACGGCGGTCTATTTTAGGAACTCCGGGGAGGGGGGCTAGTCGAAATAGATTGAACGCTGTCGTGCGTAGTGGGAACTTCTAAATGTTAATTAAGGAGAAGTCTGATGGGCCCGTGCCAGAACCCAAAGCATCTAGATGGATGGTCGCCTCGTTGGGTTATACTAAATACTTTGGCGACGGTGGCCGGGGCCTTTTCTGGAGTGGTGGCTCTCATCGTTGCGGTAATAGCTCTTCTTAGGTCGGGGGTCTAACATGAGTACCCCCTCAACTACTAGACGCCTGGAAACTAATGAGTTCGAAGACCCTGAGGTGAGCCGGCTCTTTTTTGGTACAGAACCCCAGGATACTATTGACTGGATGGAGACTCTCCTAACGATTGATTCTGAGGCGGGGAAAGTCGTTGATTTCAAACTCTATCCTCAGCAGATCGCAATGTCTCAGAGTCAAACTGGTCGTGATTTAACAATTAAAGGGCGCCAGACACGCGCATCTTCCTTTATTCTTGCACGAAACCTTAGGCGAATGATAACGAACTGGGGCCTCAATGCCTTGGTAATGACCCAGGATGACCAGACTACTTCCACCTTTCGTGCTCGTATCAAGCATCATCTCAAAGACTTAGCACAGAAGGGTTTTGAGATTGAGCTTGGTCTTGACAACGACAGCGTACTCGAAATTAAAGAGACAGGAAGCCGCTACATCTTTGGTTCTGGTCAGGAAAGCACCGCCGGTCGCGCATACAGTGCCCATATTACTCACCTTAGTGAATTCGCTCACTGGCCTATAGACAAGGCGCGGACATTGATTGGAGGAATTCAGCCGTCTGTCCCGGGCCCGCCCGCGGGTCAGATTGACATTGAATCAACTCCTAACGGGGCTGAGGGTCAATTCTTTGATATGGTGGAGGATTCAAAGACGTATAATCCTATGTCCCGTTGGTCTACCCACTTCTATCCTTGGTGGATGGAGCCTCGGTATCGTGCTGGTACTACTCCAGGTTGTGATGTGCCCTACTCTGAGCAGGAGTGGGAAAGTTTACTTCAGACCTTCCACCCGACTGAGGAAGAAGAAAAACTTGCCGAGGAGTATGGATTGGATATAGGTCAAATTATCTGGCGCCGAATTCGAAAGTCGGAACAGGATAAGACTGATGCCCCTTTCCTACAAGAATATGTAGAGACTCTGACTGGTTGTTTCTTAACCTCGGGTGGAAACTATTTTGCTACTCTTGAAGGGGTCAGCCATTTGGAGCAATATCGCCATACTACCAAGCCCCCAAAGGAAATTGTTGAGAACGTTCCGGGTAGTTCCGTTGGCTTCTCGGGTGGGGGTCTGCATATCTGGCAGCGCCCGCAACTTGGGCGCCCTTACGCTGTGTGGGTTGACTGTGCTGGAGGGGGTCTTGATGAGAAGGCAGATTATTCTGTTGTTTGTGTGTTAGACTGTATAGATATGTTCATTGCCGCACGGTTAGCTGCAAAGGTTGCCCCACAGGAGATTGCTCCTATGGCTGTTGCTATCTCTAAGTATTACAACAACGCCTTACTGGGGGGAGAACGCGACGCCTTCGGTTCGGTGTGTATTGCTAAGATTCAGGACATTGGCTACCGAAACTTGTGGTTTTTCCTTGAACCCGGGGAAGCTATGAGCATTAAGAAAGTCATTCAGAAACCGTGGGGCCATCCAACACAAATACGCCAACATATTCTAGGTGCCTTGAGGGAAAGGGTATTCTCTGGTCTCTTCCACACCTCAGATGAGTGGATGGTACGGCAGATGGGTGCGTTTACCTGGCAGAAAGTTGCTCAGAAGCGTCATGGTCTGAAGGAAGCAGGTAAAGGGCAGAAAGATGATTTGGTAATGGCCGCGGCCGGCCTGTGTTACATTGCACCGCAGGCTGCGGCTCGATCTCAGAGTCGAATGTCCCAGGTAGCCTCATTGCCTGGTCAGCCCTTGAAAGAACATGAGGTAGTCATTGTAGGGAAACACGGGCTTGTTCTTGACCGTCATTCGGAGATGAACCGGCCAAAGCCGTGGTTAAAATAATATGGCTATACCTATAACTGCAGTTATTAGTGACAGTCGCCAACTCGACCAGATGAAGGATGACCTTCTCACGAGGCAGAGGCAACTCAAGAATTTCTGGCGCCCCCTTTCACTTAGACAGGATTACTGGTTGTCCATGTACCGTCTACTTGATGTCCTTCAGCAGTCTAAACCACTGGGCGTTGCGAGAAGGTTCATTTCTAATGAGCCACGGACTGGTGTGGACGCTGCGAAGGCTATCCTCACTCGTAATCCTACTATCTGGCGTATTCCTCTTAAGGGTGCAGAAGATGAGAATCAGGAAACCCGGCGCCGCGCCGGGCGTATTGAGCGTACATTAGAAGGCTTAGTCTACGATATGGATGAGTTGTTCAGTATGCGCCTTCAGGCACCCTTCTGGAAGCAGATTGCAGACCAAGCTCTACTCCGCGGTATGATCTGGGGTAAGTTTCATATTACTACTGAGGCTCTCAAATACAGACGGTCTCCTGTTGTTGCGGAGATTTATGACTCTCGATTGGTCTTCCCCCATGTTGATTCCTGGGGCTTGAATCATGTCATGATTGAGAAGCCTACTAATTTTGGTGACCTTATGGCAAGCTACCCTGAAGCCTATCGAGAGTTTGAGAATAAGAAAGGTGTCGATCCGCACACGCCGGCCGTGAAGTTAGAGTTTTGGAGTAATGACCGCGGTGAACGCAAAGGGATTTCTGCAGTTCTAGGTATGGTTGGTTCTGCTGTGTCGACAGGGAACGTTACCGGTCTGGCTGTTGGCTCAACAAACACTGATGCTAGATGGCTCGTTCCTCCCTACTTTCATGGTTACACGTATGATGAGCTTCCTGTGATGGGTGTACCGGTAAATGGAGTTCATGTCACCCATATGGCCCCGCTATCCTCGCCGCTTGAGCAATCCCTTACAGAGCGGGCTGATCTATTAGCGATGAATTCCCTTGCCTGGTCTGGTGCAGATGCCTGGGTAGCAGAAATTGGACGCTCTATTCTGAGTGCTGTCGAGGAGCAGGTTCCTCAATACAATGAACTGGTTGCTACCATCTTCCAACACTTGAGTATCGGTACTTATGGTACCTGGGTTTTCAAAACTCCTACGGGGGAACTGCCAAATTGGAAGCCGGGAATTGAATCAATTATTCCGTTGACTCCTCAAGAATCGGTAGAACGTCTGACAATGGAGCCGATGACACCGGACGCTTACCGACTGATGCAAGTCCTCCAGGAGGAGAGACAGAAGGGTATTCTTTCCAATGTTCTGCAGGCGGTTACCCCCAACCTAGCTAGTGGTGTGCTCCTGCAACAGATCACAAATGCCGCTCTAAGCTCCCTAGAGCCTTATATGACAGGGATGCAGCAGTTTGGGGTACGGATGGGTACCTCTATACTAGCACAGCTCCAGAAGGCAGCTCCTGTGATTGGTGCCTTCGAGCTCCAGGCTGCGACGCCTAAGAAGACCTTCTTCAATATCGAGTTCGACCCATCGGCTGAGTTGGATGCTGGGCGGCACTATCGGCCAGTACCGGTGATGAAGCCGGCCCTGCCTGATGACCTGACGGTGCGGATGACGGCTGCGCGAATGGCGCTCGACCCGAGACGGCCTATGCTATCACTGATGACTGTCCTTGAGGATATTATCATGATCGACGACCCGGCCGCGGAAAGTGACCGAATCTGGGAGGACTTAGCACAGCAAGACCCTGTTATTATCTTAGAGAATATGGCATTGGCACTAGAACGCCATGGTGAACAAGAGATGGCAGCGCGTATTCGCCAAACAGAGTTTGCTACGAAGTTTGTAGAAGAAGCAAAGATTCGACAGATCACAGGTAGCGTACCTGGACAGGGGGGCTTTGTAGTACCCGGGCCAGAATCAGGCCCCTTATCCCTTAACACAGCAAGAACCGGAACGGAACAGAACCTGCCTCCGGGTGCCGAAGCTGCTGGGGTTGCGGGACAGCGTGTGACAGTGTAATATGAAGGAGGTACTTCTTTGTTGAGATTACTACACTTTTTGTTCGGTTGCGGCGATCTTCCTGTTTTCACCGCACGAGATATGACCACAGGTAACTACATACTGTGCGGGAACTGCCCGTGTGGAATAAAAGAATGGCAGGAGTGTCTTGACTGTTCCGAGTAAACTAGCTGACCAGTTAGTGGAGAGATTATTTAAGCTTCCACAGACTGATCAGGAAGAATCTGGGGAAGAGAAAACAGGCGTATTCAAGCGTGGTATCGGTACACGCCTGGCCACGCTGCGTAGGCAAGCCAGAGCCGATCTAAAGAGGTACTTACCTTAATGGCTTTTCGTGTTGGTAACCGCTGCTATAATCGTATCCGGGGAGAATTTGTGGAAGTACCTTGCCCGGACGCGCCTACAAGGGGCGATGACCCCTTGGATTTGCTCAACCCCCCGGATGATGATACTGGGGGCCCCTCCCCAGATACTGGGGGCCCCTCCCCAGATACTGGGGGCCCCTCCTCAGCTACTGGTGAATCAAGAGTTAGTCTAACTGGTTCATTTGAGACTACCCGAGATGAGGTTGTTGATAGGGTAGTTAGCCGCTACATCAACTTGCCTACACCTGAGGAAGTATTAGACGATTTTGAGATCAGTTTGAATGCCTATATTGGCGATCTGGTAGCGGCAGGTACTTTAGGGTCGAGAGATGCGAGTCTCGCCATAGGTCAGATGATGCCCGTATTTTTGAACGACTACCTTGCTGAAATAGGGCAACGTGCTGCCCGCGGTGAAGATATTTTCCGAGTGGTAGGTTTGGAAGGCGAGCCTGAGTTCCTAGGTACCCGGCCCGGAGAGCAAGTAACTAGCAAGACCTCCACTGAAGAGCGGCGACGTGGAGGTACGACCGAACAGGCCGTCCGTACTAGGGCAGAAACTGAAGCAGGAGAGCGCGTAACAGCACAAGAAACGACTACTACACGCCAGGACACAAACGTGACAGAACGGGAAAAAACTACCCAGCGCCTCTCTGAGGAAGAACAAATCTTTGGGCGCCCCAACTTAGCTGCTATTCGGGCTTTCTCACCAACAGACTTCCTGAAGCAACGGTATGGTACCCCTGGTCAGCTCGCTACGGCGATTAGAAGTCGCAAGGGAGAACGGGCACGACAGCAACAGACAGCTACAGGCGGGCCTGTGGCTCAACCCAGAAGAACTTAGTAAAGGAGTCAAGACTTGCCTCAGGTCGGTAGTTCCAGCTTTCTATCTAATATGGCTACTCGTCGTGCTCAGTTGAATAAGACGAGAGCAGCCTTATTAGATCAGCCGGGCATCCAGCGTACAGGGGGCCCACCGCCGCCTGTCGTGCCGGCTCAGAGGCCAAACCCACAACAGCAGGCTATCGAGCCGGTTTCAGGGGGAGAACAAGAGACGCCTGAGAGTAATGGCCCAGAGCTAAATACGAGGGAGGCTCGTTTAGACGCTGTGGGTCAGAGACTAGATGCTGTTAGGGCTATGAAAATTGCTCAGGCAAAGACAGAGCGCCGACTCGTTCCAAGTACAGAGACGAAGGAAGGGCGCCTATTTCAACTCAAGGGTTTCTTACACTTACTAATACCTGCTGCAAAAGTGAGGCACCCTTAGATGCCTTTTCGTAGGGGTGGTGAAACAGAGGGAGAAGCACGGGAGCGAGCCCGCGTCCGTCGTGGTCGGCGTCCGCCTCCTCTACCTCCCTCACGACAACAGGAGGAACCTCCTGCTACGCAGCCACGAACATCGGGAGGAGAGCCGCCTGTTCCTACCCCTAGTCCTACCCCTAGTCCCACACCTACCCCCAGTCCAACACCTGGGGCTACTCCGACACCACCTCAGGAGACTCCCACTCCTACTGCCACACCAACGCCACCTCAGGAGACGCCCACTCCAGAGCCCGTCCCTGAGGAACCCGCTCAGGCGGAGGCCCGGCGCAAACGTGTAGAGTTTGAAGCAGTATCAAATGCTATACCAAAGCTAGTAGGTACGGCTTTGGATTTTGTTCGGTCTGCTAGCGATACAGTGAAAACGAGGAAGAGGGAGGCTTGGGCACGAGCTACGAATGACGTATTTGATGAGTTAAACGTCATGCTCACCCCACCCATGCGGGCTAACGCGCAATCTCAGGGTTGGGATATAGTCAATCCCGAGTTCGACCTTGAAACGACAGACGCCCCATACTTTCTGGATGAGCAGGGGCAACTTCGATTTAAGTTTGGAGTGAATACTACCACCCTACAGGGCATGGGAATTGAAGACGAGCATCCGCTTGTGGGAGCTGTTTTTAGTGGGTTCCGCAAACAGTCTGTAAACGGGGTTATTGATCCTTTTTTGTTTGTTCTCGACATGAAGCGTTCCTTAGGGTTTTACGATTACAAAATGACGGAGCCTGTGCCTGCGCGAACAGCAACCGCAGACCAAAAAGGTCAGATCGCAATTCCCGCAAAAGTAGCTACTAACGAGTTTGGATATCCCATTCCCGATCCTGACACTTTTAACCAGAATCTTAATATCGAAGACATGCCTTGGGGGGAGTGGACTGACTACCAGTTGAGGGGGCAAGGTTTGAGAGGATTATTGTCCCCAATAGATGAGCATCCTCTCGCCGGTGGCGTCTTGACGGCTCTTACCCTTTGGAATCCTACGGTATTTGGCCCGATCATAGCCGCCGAACAAATCACTGCTTCGGCTGCGGGGGTACCAAGTTCCACTAAGACTGCTCTAGGGGCTATGCGTGAAGCAGAGCACCGGTATATTGGTGACCCTATTATGAACAAGGCCGAACAATTTGATGTTCCTGTAATAGATGTGCCTGATATTGTCAAAGGTGCTGCTGAAGCTATGCTAATGCCCTCTAACATCGCCACAGCCTATCGATTAACGATGCTCACCCCAGGTACAGCTATGACGGCAGGTAGCCTATTCCGGGCTGCTGGTGCTGGGCCTGCGACAAGTCGCATAGGAGGCCAAGCCCTGCGGTTTGGTCTTGAGGGGGCTATCCTAGGCCCAACTGATGTGACACTTGAAGCCTGGGCTAGGGGGGAAGACCCAAACGCCAAAGACCTCCTACTGGCCTCGGGGATAGGTCTTGCGGGTGGAGCCACCTTTGGCGCCGGCGGTGCCATCACTGGTATGGCCTTGCCTTACCTTGCCAGAGCTCTTGGTGCTACTCTCTTACGTTTGCCTGGTAAGCACTATTTGCTTAAGGTGAATGCCAAACAGCTTCACGACGCAACTCCTATGTCCCGGGAAGCTGCTCACAGATATAACCAATTTACTCGTAGTGGGGCTAAGCATGCTGCCACGGTGGGGTTAGACGACCTACCCTTCGCTGGAGACGATTTACTCTCGTTGGGACGGGATTATGAACTGCTGGCCCATGTTACACCTAACGAAAATGTTCTTCCCATTATTGAAGGTGGGCCTAAGATTAGCGCGGCTAAGCCGGGACAGGAGAGTGATCTTCTTCAAGTGTTTCATACCTTCGATGTCAAAAGTAGCTTGGATGTGGGAATGGATGCTTATCAGAAGGTCGCAAGAATTGGCTCAACTGAAGGCGGTGGTGTAACAACTATTCTATTTGCTGCCAAAAAGGGTCTACGAGCACTTGACGCCAACGACCCTAAATATATTGAAATACTGAAACAATTCCGCGATCCTAAAACAGGAACAATCGACCATGCAGGTTTTCGACAGGCACTCCTACCGGATTATGATGTGATCACTTTCGATGCTGTCGGGCCTGGTGGGGTTCAATTCAAAACTAGGGGCTTTCTAAATCCTGAAGACCTGACATATGTGGGACAGGTGGTTGACGACCTGGGCCGTCTTGCTAGTGGGGAGGAGCCTTCCCAAATACTAGGCCGTAAAGTTGTGACTACACAACACATTAGGAACGACATGCCTTTTGATGAGCTCCTGGCCGAATTTGAGACTGCTAGAGGGGACTGGGCACCCCAATCCTTACGGGATGCGTTAGGAGATAGCGCAAAGAGCCGGCTGGGTATTAAGACCGATCCTCGGGTCACTTTTGAAGGGCCTGGGGGACAAGGCGGTCTTACGCGTGTTCGTAATACAATGGATGAACTACTGACCGATCCTCGGATAGCTCGCATAGTGTCGGGGATTAGAGATAAGGTAGATCAGGAAAACTTTCTGTGGGCTTTAGCTAGTGATGACCTAATGGCTCCTCTGCCCGGAGTCTCCCTTTCTTCCCGGGCTTCTCGTGCCTTAAAATGGGGACAGAGTGTTGTTGCCCGCGCTCCAGGTGTACGTCGTATTACCAACACTATCGAGGTGGGAGTAGGGCGCTTCTGGGACGCAGGTAATGTATCGGCTAACCGTAAGGGGCACCTTTACATGGCACTACTCCGTAGGACATTCCCAGAGGAGAACCTTCGGAATCCTAAACTCCTCGTGGAGGGAGTTACCTATGTGGGCCCCAAACGAAACGCAATTCAAAATGAGGTAACTGGTACCATTGCCGACATTCTTGATAATCCAAAGAATTACAAAGGACTGACTACCGAAATGCAGAAGTTCGCTGACCGCTCAACTAGAGTATATGATGCGGATGCAAACTGGATGGGTACAATGGGAGTTACCCAGGACTTGATTGACGGTTACTACTTACCCCACCGTCTTGTGGATGGGCAACGCTCCAATGTTCGGGCCACACAATCGGCTTTATTCCAACATAAGGGGCTCCCCACAGCTCGTCGTCGCTATCGCTCCCTAGCTGAGTACAACGAGATATTAAAACAGCATGGTTTAGAACCGGAGCTTGATGCGTTATCTCTGTTTGTTGGCCGTATGGCTCGTAGCAATCAGGCCCGATCCCAGGCCCTCTATGTGAACCAACTCGCTGAGCAGCCCTACAGCCGTGTCTTGAAGCCGGGGGAGCGAGCCCGTTTTGGTGAGCGGATACTTCCTGAGGAACTTGTCCAAGGGCAGCGGCGGATCGCTGTCCCTCAAGAGATTGCTGATGAGGTGGCGGAAGCTGGTATCTCTAGTATCATTACTCCTGATGTGCAGGCTCTAGAGAAAACAATTGACTTCTTCCGTGGGTTACTACTGTCTGCTGACCTTTCTTTCTTCGGCATCCAGGGTTTTGCGTTGGCTTCAGTCGATCCAGCCGCGTACTTACAGAACTTTGGTACTATGACGGCTGCTGTTACCAGTCGTGAGGGTTTTATGCTTTGGTCTACTACCCACGCGAGGGAGATGGCTATGTGGTCTCGGGCCGGCCTCAAATTCTACAATTCTGTGCTTGATCTGCCAACACGCCCGAACGCGGTGACCCGGTTGAAGAACCGAGAGTTTGGTCAAATCGTTCGTGATGTACTGGATAGTCCCGTGCAGCACCTTCCTGTTGCAGGTCAACTCAATGAGATTTTTTATAATCGAGCTTTGCCTGTTGGTAAGCTATATTCGGCTCGAAGTGCCTATGAGATACTACGGAACATTCGTGAGGAGGGTGTTTTAGGGCGCCTCTCTCAGGTACCCTTGGCTGGAAAGCCCTTACGGGGCATTCGCTCATTAGGAAAGGGACAAGGGCCCATTGAGAAAATGTTCCGTGACCTGCCAGTTATTGACGCGGCCTTCAGAAAACTAGGCGGCGTGACTGGAAAGTCAGACTTTGAACTCATGCAGGCAGCCTCAGATGTGGTCAACAACCTGGGTGGGGGTATTGACTGGTTTGCCGTGGGCTCCCGGCCGAAGGCTTTGGAAAAACTTCTTATCTTGACCCCCGGTTGGCTCCGAGCAAATCTGGGACGGGTTATTCTCACCGGTAAAGTATTTGATCCCCGCGGCGTCTTAGCGCGACGGGCCCTTTTCCAGCAACTAGCTTTTGTTTCAACAATGTCCACGGCTATTTCATTGGCCTCTTCTGGAAAAATGCCTTCGTATGACCCCCGTGCTACCGATTGGCTGGATATAAAGACTGAACAAGGCTCTATTGCCTGGATGCCCGGTAAGACCTACTTACGGACGTTATCCCGGATAGCTGGGGGAGTGCCTTGGCGTGAGGAGAAGCCTTGGGAGTTGACTCCAGACCAGATTCGGGCCCGTTTGGAGACCGCTAGGCGCTTTGGGGAAGGCCGCGTCGGGCAGATTCCGCGGCTTATAGATGATTTATACACAGGGCGAGACTTCTTGGGGCGTAAGATTGATAGCCGCCTTACCTATATAGCACAATCTGTGGCCCCCATTGTCTTAGGAGAGTTTATGGAGGGGTATCAGGAGGGAGCCCGGGGATTGGAGCTGGCAAATCGTCTATGGCCCGAAATGCTTGGTCTCAATGTGATACCTATACGACCATCAGACAGGCGGAATAAATTCGTAGCAGAAGCTAATAAGTGGCGAACGAGTGGTGAAGCCTTTACTAGCCGCGATATTGATACTGGAGAAGTGCTCTACCTGACTGAGTACAACCAACTCAGCCGGGCGCAAAAGGACGAGTTCAATAAATGGGACGCCAGCACTAAGGGCCCTCATGTAAACGACCAGATAGACGAAGAGCTCAATCGTCGCGCTAGTCCTTTTGTCGTACCGGACGAAATCCGCACCCGAGAGTCGGCCGATATCATCCGATTAGGGGAGCAGTACCTCCAAAACTATCCTACCCCCGGCTCCGGGCGTCTCTATAGAGATGGGTATGCGGAGCTCCGTGCCGCAAGTCGCGCCCAGATTGAATTCTTCTTTCAACAGCAAGGGGATTCAACCGCAGAACCAAAAACTCAGCGCCAGAAGACCTACTTTGGTTATTTTGAGGAAGTCATTGACCGTGCGGTCGACCCTGTGAACCGACAGATGGATACCTTAACGTTTGAATCCTTGGAGAATGCTTATTTCCAGTTTGTGAAGGACGAGTATGGGGAGGACGCTCTAACGGCTCTACAGGCCGATCTCAACATCCACCCCACGGATGATCGAGTCGCAACGCAGTGGCGTAAAGATCGAAAGGTGCTAGAGGAGGGTGTTTGGCGCCTGATGGATTCTACTTTCAAACCTGATTTATTGGCAGAGTTCGGTGGTTTTACGGAGACCCAGGCAGCTAGTATTGTCCGTGATGCTAACTCTTGGGAAGAGTTTACTCGAAATTGGACTTCTATTCTGCTCGACTCGTTGATTGGAGAACCTCTTCCATCCTCCCTCGGGGAGCTAACGTCCAGAGTGGACATAGGGGATGGTAAAGGTACTACCGAGCATACTTGGTATGAGATTTTTCAGGTAGCTCCCGACGAGCCCCTTACCCCCGCCGTAGCGAACGAAGTCGCACAAGACGCAGCCACCAAGGTCTTTAAGGACTTCACAGCCTTTCGTTCTGAAGTCCGTACAGGGTACTTAGAAGAGAACCCAGGACAAATTTGTCTATTAGGTTTTTGGGAGTATTGGGAGAGTTTTAATGCCCGTCTCTCACAATACCTTCAAACTTGTCCGACAGGGCCTTTACCAAGAAACTAGTATAGCAGTATCAATATACCCCCTTGACAAGTTAGTCACTAATGCCCTATACTACATTTAGAGGTATATATAAGGAGGTAACTAAATGGAAGGTCAATCAAGTGCTTCACCTGCAATGGTGAACGATCTAAACAAGCTCGAAGAGTTTGAGATGACAACTGAGGGAGTACGTCCTTTGAGTCTGCAGAATCAAGCCGATCCTTCGCAGCCTGCTTCTTCCCCTGAAGGAGCACCTGCTCAGCCGGCCGGTTCGCAGCCAGAGACACCGCCTCAGACGCCTGCTCAGCCTCAGACAGCTCAGGCAGGACAGCCCCAGGCGCCGGTACTTAACCCGTCGCCACAGCCTGTTGTAGAGGTAGTAGCTCCACAACCGGCCCCAGCCCCAGCAGCCACGGAACCCGAGCCGGTCGTAGCTGCACCGGAGGCACCGTCTGAGGAAGAGACGGCTGCTCTTGAGAGGTTAAATACTTTCATCACGCAGACTAGTGAAACGGTTACTGAAACGGCTCGAAGAGAGGCACAGTCACAGTACGACAAACAGGCTGTGCAGATCAACCGTCAGCTCGCAGAATCAAAAACCCAGTCTGAGGAATTGACCAAACAGATTAGGGATTTGCAGTCTCGTGACCTGACAGACGAAGATCGTGCCAAGGTAAATGAAAATTGGGCACAGCAAGACGAACGAGCCGAGCTCGACAAGTACCGGGGGGAGTTGCAGGGGTTCCAAAAGACTATCTTCATTGATAGTCTGCTCCTAGACTACAACCCGTATGGTGTAGAGCGAACGGCGCTAGAACAGATAGAGACGACCGAAGAAATGGAGCTCTACTGTGAACAACAGAAGTCAGGTTCATTAGAGAAACGCCTAGCTGAAGGACAGAATTCAGCCACAGTTCCTTCTGAGGCGGTAGTAACAGTACCGGAAGCAACCCCTGCCCAGGCCCAACAGCCTGGCGCACCGGCCGCTACTCCGTCTGTGCCGGTTACCGCGCCGGTACCGAACGCGCCGGGAGTCCCGGCGGGGGCTCAGGCCCCGAGTGATGTTGGTACTGGTGGTACCGCTCCTCAGGAGGGTACTAAGTTCTCTGAGGAACAGAACCCTGACGCTTTTAGGGAAAACCTAAACAACATGGACTGGTCTAGAGTCCGTGTGCGACAGGCGTAAAATTTAAGATAGGAGAAAATAGGAAATGCCAGGAACAATTGAAACTTTAGGCTTTGCTGGTATGCCCGACAGTGGTTATCCTGCAGAATTCTTGCTTGACGGTAGTACGTCACTGCGAGTCCGCTGGGTTGCACCATTGCTCACAAATATGTCAGAACGCTCAACCGACCTGCTTAAGTACACTGGTGGTGTAGAGCAGTTCCAGTACACTCACTCCCGAATTGAGTGGGTAGAGGATGACCCCTGGAACCGGCGCCCGACAATTGGTTCGCTAAGTGCAGCCAGTGTTGCTAATGAAGTCCAGAGTCTAACCGTTACTGGAGCGGCTCATCGCTTCCCGGTAGGAACTGTTATGTTCAACCGGAACAACGACGAGTTTGTGCGGGTAACGGGGCACGTAGATGTTAATACTCTCTCTATTATGAGAGATATTACCGCGCGTGTGGATGAGACCTCTGTCACATGGGCAGCTACGGACGAAGTGTTCGTTGCCGGGTTCTCCATGCACGAGAATGATAACTGGGTGTTCAGGCCCACCAGCCTGACCAGTATGCCCTTCAACTACTCACAGGTACACTCAGTTGGTGTACAAGCTACCTTCCGCTCTATGGAGACGCAACAGTATGGTCTCCAGGGGAATAGCTTGGACAAACATGCTGCCGACACAGTAGCGGAGCAGTTTGTTACTATGGAGCAGGAATTCGTTCACGGTGACCGGTTCGCCGGCACCTCGGCAATTCCGGCCCTGCAGGGGGGTATCTTCGACTTCATTACGGCCGCGAACGGTGCTCAGGTCACTGACCTATCGAGTGCTGCTCTTGTCCGTTCTGACATTGATGACATCCTTCAGAGCCTCTTCTATGAGGTAGGTGGGGACAAGATGGCTCAGACCCTTGTCGTCTCTGCCTGGGCGAAGCGGAAGATTTCCAGCTTCTTCAGTGGCGCCGAGCGATTGGGCCCGGGTACCGGTCAACAGGCTGGTGTCGTGGTCGACCGCTTGAACACTGACTTTGGTGTACTCGACATTCTACTGCACACCGCTGTGCGTCAGGATGAACTGTACTTCCTAAGGCAGGAGAACCACAAGATGGGTCACCACGGAACGCTAGGCCGACCTCAGCTTCGGCAGCTTCCTCCGTCTTCGGCTGGCCCTCGTGTCCAACAGGCTTTCTATGCAGACGTGAGCTCTATTCACATGGGCCCGCGGGCTGAAGCCCGTATTTTAGGTATGAGTACCACCACCTAGAAGTAGGAGTAAGCAGTGAGTCAGTCTTCAATAAGGGGAGTGGAGGAGTCTCAAGCAGCGGCAAATCCTGCAAATGACTGGATAATTGGTCGAGTCAAAGTCGCCAAGTACACCATCAACGCAGGAAAGTTAGTGAATGGGAACAATCTGTTCCTTGCTGACACGACCGTCACTCTTGATGGGCCCCCACTCCGTCCCGGTGATCTGATTATGCAGGTCATCACGGACTGCCTGGAGGTGTTTGGTGACGCCGATAGTGGCGACAACACCACCCTCCAGATTAGGTTCAATGATGGATCGACCCAAACGAATATCCAGGGAGCGACTTCGATTGGGGGTGCTCCATTTAGTACGGTGAGTCGAGTCCTGATGGTACAGGATTGGGCCACCGCCGGCGACTGGCTTAAATTAACATTGAACACTCGGATAGAAGTCCTAGTGTCCAACGACCAAAACATCGACGACGGTTTGATGGACATCTACGTTTTCTACGTGAGTGGGGACTAGGAGAAAATTTATGACCGCAGAACTAATCGCTAGGTTACGGGAACACGACATTCTACACCGTCTCCTGCAGAAGAACGCACCGAGTCAGCCGTCTATTGGGCCTGTCTTCGGGGACAGTGTAAACCTACCTGACTTCTACTACGTGGATTCTGGTAATGGGAACGATGGTAATGATGGTCGTGATCCTGCATTCCCGTTGGCAACTATTGATGCTGCCATCAACAAGTGTACGGCTAGCCAGGGGGACATTATCCTGGTACAGCCTGGGCACTCCGAGACCCTAACAGCGGCTATTGAGCTAGATGTTATTGGCGTACAGGTTATCGGTGTCGGTGAGGGTAATCTCCGACCGCAGATCACCCTGGCCGCGGACGATAACGGTATCGAGATTTCGGCAGCTAACTGCCGTGTCGAGAACATCTACTTCAATGAGCGCACGACCACCCCAACCGGCAACAACGGTTACATTGACGTGAGCGCGGCCAATGCTAAGATTCTCAACTGCCACTTTGATTGTGGCGCCGAAGACCTTGATTCGATTACCCTAGCCTTAAACGCCGACTCTTGTGAGATCGGGGGCAATCGTTGGGTAACTACGGCCGATGGCCCTGACTCTGCGATTCGCATCGAAGCAATCATTGACCTACTGCATGTCCACCACAATATCATTGATGGTGGTACAGCGGCTAATGGCTTCGACGAAGGTAGTATTGTCTCGGGTTCGGTTCACACGAACTGCATCGTTGAGTACAATACCTTCCATGCCCTTGTCTCTGGCTTTGGACTCACGTTCACTGCTGCAGCGACTGGTGTGATTCAGTACAACGTGTTTGCACTTGGTACTCTCGGTTCGATGCTCGACCCGGGCTCGTGCATGTGTATCCAGAACTTTGAGCAGGATGCAGTTGACGAGAGCGGTATCCTTGTCCCGTCCGTAAACCCTGCTGGTACAGTCGGTGGGGGCGCCCACGGCGCTATCAACGACATCACAACCGATGGGATGCACGGGAAGCTCGGTACCGATACCGAGATGTCCGACCGGTCTATCTGGGATATGTTGGAGGGCGATGGATTCAACTCCTGGCCGGCAGGTGCCGCCTATGCGAATGACGTGTCCATTGCGGAAGTCCTAGCCTACATACAGGACGGTGTTCGCCGGGGTACTGGTACTGTCAACCCAGCAGACGTTTCGCTGTATGACCTTATTGGCGGAACAAAGGGACATCCAGCTTGGCCCACAGCGGCCGCATATACCAACGATGTATCGTTGATGGAGGTTGTGGGGTACATTCAAGACCAGATACGTCCCCCTGCTGGTGACCACATCCCTGGTTACGGCATTCGGGTGTCTAAGACCGATGTCAATGTGCAGGCGACTACGGACGACATCTTCACGATTACCGGTCTGGTGATGGTTACCTTGATGATTGGGGAAGTGACCGCGGCCTTCGACGGCACCATTGGAAACTTCTCGTTGCGTATCAAGACTTCCAACGAGCCCCTCTGTGCTGCCACGTCAGTGACTAGTGACCTTGTAGACACTCTCTACATGCTGACGGGTCAGCCGAATGCGCCCCTTAATGGGGGTATCGCCCCCACACCGCATGTGGCGGGCCCCTCGGCAGAACACGATTCTACCGTCGACCGCAGCCCTGCACAGTCTCCCATGCTTCTCGGGAATGCAAGTGGGTCAGAAATTGTCGAGATGCTGCTGTCCGCAGCCGATGCTGCGACCGGTGCTTTGACCCTTACCTGCTACTACATCCCACTAGAAGCAAGTGCTAGTGTGGTGGCTGCTTAAGAGAAAGTGATTAGGCGCCCCGGGGGGTGGCGCAGGAAGTACCCCCAGTAGTAAAAGGAGAAAAATCATGCCTGGATTCGAACCACAGACTGACATAGGTATCGTAGTCGTCCCCTTAGATGCTGCATTGGAAACGACTCCTACCGTTGTTGAGGTTGCTCTGCTTGGTTGCCCTGTTGGGGCAAATATGCAGATAGAACTTTTGAGTGTAGGATTCCGTACCAACACCTTACCTGTTGATAGTGCTGGTACTGGTACTATCCTTGTCGACATCGAGTTCATTGATAGTTCGGGCTCGCCTGATGTCTCTAACCTGTTGGCGAATTATGACGTAGAGGCTGCGACTGTTCTAATCTACAACTCGGTTTGGCGGGGGAGTCAGATTATGGAGGCGGGGGATGTTATCAATGCAGAGGTCGCTTCTGATGGTACGCACAATACCGCCTCAGAGGGTGCAGCTCTCATAGTCGAATACAGAGTGCTCAGGCACTCATAGGAGGGGCTTTTATGTCTTTTGAACCACAGACAGCAGTCCGACTCAGTGTGATTCCTGTCGACGCGGCCTTTGAACAGAGCCCTACCATTGTAGAAGTCGGTCTGCTTGCTTGTCCAGACGATGTAAACATGCAGATCGAGCTGTTAAGTGTTGGCTACCGTGCTAACACACTACCGGTTGATGCAGGTGACAACATCCAGGGTGACCTTCAGTTCATCGACGACACGGACGATAGCGTCACTACTCTGGTATCAAACTACACGTTTGATGATAACCGGACAGCTCTTATTGTAAATTCGGTTTGGCGCGGGAGCCAAATACTTGACGCGGGGGATGTTATCAACTTCAAGATTGATGACGTATCCACCCCGGACACGGCCTCTGAGGGCGCCGCATTCATAGTTGAGTATCGCGTTCTACGAAGGTCATAATTAAGATGCGCCTAACGAGTGGTGGAGGGTCACCTCAGGATGCACCTCCGCTCTCCACCACTTGTAGGTGAAGGTGTAAGGAGGAGGAAAAGAGTAATGAACGACTACGACCAATACGGAAACAGTGGCGCCCCTACTGGTGGGGAAGTCTCAAGTGAGCAGCGTCAGGAGGCGACAAAAGACGCCCCTGGAGCAAAAGCTGCCCATCAGCAGTTCGAACAAGAAGAAGTGGTAGCTCCTACTGAAGAAAGTCTTGTAGCCTATGTTGCGGCAGGCGAACACGCCAATAGTAAGTTCCTTGTCAAGGCAGGTGTGGTTATTAAGGCTCCGATGACTGCAAATACTCCTCTAGGCATGACTCCCCTCTCTAGTCGTGAGGGAGATGTCTGGGCTAAGTTCGTGAACGGTGTTATGGTTACAGATGACCCCTTGGTGATTAAATGGTGTTCCGAGAGGCCGGCCATTTGCCGGCGTTCCGACGATCCTCTCACTAAGAGCTGGGCTACGATTAAAGATTTGCAGACTAAGAAAGCAAACCGTGAGCTCCTTATTGACCCTAGTGCAATGGATGCTGACGAGGATTTCCCGGCCGGCACCTTTGACCACTCGCGCGGGCAAGGTGCAAAAGAGGACAGTCCTGGTGGAAAGGCAGTCGCTGCCGCAGAGCTCAGCCGGCTAAGTGCGGAGCAGGAGCGGGCGAAGAGCTCTAGCGTAGCGTAGGAGGTGGGCAAATGCCTATTAGAATCAACCACCTCATAGACGTTACTCTTGACGACGTGCCTACGTCCCAAGCAGCCACACACGACTTTCAGGGAGTCACCCCCCGTCGGGTGACTCTCTACTTGCAAATCGTCAAGACTAACGCGCCCACTAATGTTATCCTCACAGTTGAGTTCTCTCCTGATGACGGTCAAACTCTTATAGACTACGATAAGCTCTTAACTGAAGCAGGAACGGATGGCCCCGTAGCTAGTGTTACTTATACGGTTACTGGCGATGATGTGGTCTCGATGGCTCCTGAGGACGTTTTAGACTATATTAAGGTCACCATGACTGGTACAGGTACGACTCCTTCAGCAACCTTTGCAGTAGATGTTTGGCTTTTGTACTCCTACTAAAGCAGGATGATGTACTATGCCACTTACCGTAGACGAACTCCGCAACGAGATTGCACACCATCTTCAAGACCCGGCCAAGCGACTGGTAAACCAAGCCCAACTTCTTGAGTTCATTGACTCTGCAGCCTGGGATGCAGCCGCGGAAGGATGGCTCCTTAGCACTCAAGACGAGAGCCTGTCCTTAGGCTCTAGCGACTTTGAGTATGACGTACCCTCTGGTCTAGCCTATATCCACGAAATCTGGCAGGAAACCACGGCCGCGACTGGTATCTACGATGACTTCATTCCCTGGCATCAGTGGGAGATTGTTCTCGATGCTTCGGGTACACCGGCGATACACTTCAGTCGAGAGACCTTCACCGTCGTCAGTGGCGTTGACCTGAGGCTCAAGGGTCAGACCCGTCCCACGTCGGAATACAGTTCTGGGAGTTCGAGTATCGACGCAGGTATGGAGAGCTTCATTCGGGAACGGGCTATCGCTTACGCTGCCAGAAATCTGTCCCGGCATGGCGGCGCCCATGCTCAACAGTATGCTCAGCTCGCTCAGGAGGCTCAAACAATCAGCGAATCCCTTCTACAGCAACAGGCTGAGTTTTTTAGGCCCAAGAGGTACTCGCGCGCGGTTCCAGGGCGCTAACGCGCTGAGTGTGCTCTCAGCGCGGGAGATAAGGATATAGAGGTATAAAGTGTCCACAGTCAATGAACTTTTGTTGGATATCGCGCTAAACGTTGGCGACCCCATGTTGGAGCGTATTAAAGAGTCGCACGTCCTAGGCTTTATCAACCGCGCGGCCCGTGACCTAATTAACGCTGGTTGGCTACTTCCTCAGGCACATGCTGAAAACATCGAGCTCCGATCTGATGAGTGGGAGTACGACGTGCCGGCTCTGTTTGCTTATATTGAGGAGATAAGGCTTGGAGACAAGACGGTAGGCACTGCGGCGACAATAGCTACAGGGGTACTCCTTGATGGGGCGATAGCTGACACCACTACCACGCTCGCTACTGTAGACGATTCCTCTATCTTTGCCGTCAACGACCTTATTCAGATTGATACTGAAATCATGTTGGTGACGGCCGTCCCTACTGCTACAACTCTGACGATTACACGCGGTTACTATAGCACCACAGCTGCCTCACATTTGGACGATGCTAGTGTGTTGCGCCCTCACGCGGACACCATCTTTGACTACGTGATCCCCCGTCCCTACTGGCGCATCAAGACCCAAACCGGTGGGGCGAATACAACTACGGCAGCACTGGCTTCACGACCTCAGTTCGTATTCCACTCCAGGTTCTTTAGCTTTACTGCTGGTACTCCCCTCCAGATTGTAGGTCAGCGCCGGCCGAACACCTATACATCCGGGTTGACTACTATTGACGCTCATATGGAGAGTTTCATTGTGGAGAGGGCTACGGCCTATGCAGCTAGGTTCCTCTTCGCGGCTGGAGATCATCAGCACCTGGATATTGTATACCGGGAATCAATGGCTACAAGTGATGCATTCTTTGGGTACCACCCGGCAGAATTCCGTGTAAAGCCCAGTAGTACAAGAGTCCCAGGCCGATAGTTGGTATACTAGGATAGCAATGGTAGCACCACGAAGATTCTGTATTCATGGACATGACACATGGGAAACAGGACGCTATCGCCCTGGTGGTCAATGTCGTGTGTGTGCTCTTCAACGTAGCCGGGAAGCAAGGCTCCGAGACCCGGTTCGTCAGAACGAGTTAAAACGCCGCTGGCGAAAACTAAACCCTGATAAACAAAAGGCGGCTGAGGCAAAATGGCGGCGCGACAATCGTCTCTATGACTCTCTGCGAGGAGCCCGACGACGAAGCATTCAAGGTAATACCCGCATTAGTCAGGTCTTGGCCCAGACAATAGCGGATTATTACGGGCCTTGGTGTGTTTATTGTGGCGCCCCTTTTTCAGGATTTGACCATCTTCAGCCTCTTAGTCGTGGGGGGTTGCATGTAGCTGAAAATCTCGCACCCTGTTGTCAGTCCTGCAACAGTGTGAAGGGAGACCGTCCTATTTGGGTAATGCTTGGGCAGGAGGAGGTGATGAAGCGTGTCACCACATAGTAGTGACGCTGTTGTAGACAACGGTGAATACCAGGACGATACTATCAAACTGAACGGCGTCGAACTAGCCGTTGATAGTCCCATTCGTGGGGGAATGGTGAGTGAGTTCTCGACTGGTCTAAAGGTGGGGAAGGCCACCTATGACGAGAGGGAACATGCCTTTTGGATGGTCTTCGATGACTTTTCTGCCGGCTTTGGCTTCCGCCAGGCCGAAGTAAGAGAGGCCGGGGGAACACACTGGGACAACGTAGGTGGAGTAGACCTGCGGCGCCCACGGCATATTACTTTACCTCCCCTGCGAACGACTGTTGACCCAAGTGTTGATCCCGGGACAACTGGGCTATTTAAGTCTCCTTCTTACTCAGTCTTCCACACCGATTTGGGCCCCGATGCTGCTGGTAATATTTATGTCGCTATCCTTGATTCCGTTTATACACTAGATAGTACCCGTGCCACCTTAACCCGCAGACATCAGCAGGCCGGCATTCGTTACGAGTCTGTGATGGAAGGTGTCACATCAGCAGGGATACGATTTCTCCTTGCAATTGGTCGTATCGGCACCGGTGCCTTGGAATACTCACGTTCGACTGATGGGGTGACCTGGATAGATTCCTCAAACCTACCCGCCACACCTAATGCTTCGGTACAATTGTCTGCTGCTATTTGGTGGGATGGGTTAGTAATTGCTCATGGTGAAGGAGACGCCATTATTGGTTCCTCCGATGGAATTGCTTGGAACGTGGATTCTGCAGGAGCACTCGACCCTCATTGGCATACTGGTGATGTATCCGTCGTATTCCTGGGTACAGCAATGGCGCCTTGGGGAGCCAGTGCTGTCTACTTCCTTAGCCAAGGTAAACTCTGGATTCTTGACTGGTATGTGTACAATGCCGTTGAGGTAAAAGATGTTGGGGACGGCAACGGACTCACAACCGGTACGGTATGGAATGGATCGGTATTCGTTACAGATGGAGTGAATGTTTGGGAATACAACCCGGGTAATGCTCAAACAGTACGTCGTGTAGGTCTGTTTGGAAAAGACGGGTCTCCCCCAAGCGCCCATGAGAACTCCAATAGTTACCATATCCAGTTCTTTATCCCGGGTTCATCAGACTTGTTAGCGGTCTGTCGTAGTCTAACTTCTCCTCGTAGTTGGCGCCTTGTAGTTTACAACGGGGTCGGCTGGAGTTGGCTAGGGCCAGAGGTAGCAAGTTCCCAGCCCTACGGGGGACTTGTAGATTTTTTCCCTACTAGCGTCTCTCTCACTGCTGTATCCCATGCTATAGACATTGCAGCTCTAGATGATCAAAGTGGGACTGATTTTACTCTACATACCTTTGAACTACCCACATTAGGGGATATTCCAATCTATGGGGCAGGTCAAGCATTTGAGAATGGCCCCTTATCCTTCGAAACCGGGTGGTTTGGTGGAGGCTTCATCGAATTAGAAGGTATTCTTATTAGAATGTCTATTGATGGTTACCGCCTCAGTGCAGATGAAACAGTTCGTGTAGAATACCGCCTCAATAACAATGAGGAGGCAAGCTACGAGGACTTAGGAACCTACACACAAAACCAGCAGGAAATTTGGTTTAACCCAGACCACCGCGGCCTTGCCTTTCGTTCAGTACAATTTCGTATATCTCTTGACCGTGGATCGACTACTGATCGAACACCAATACTTCATGCGCTTGTTCTTCTCTTTGACAAGGTGCCACATATTAGGACATCCTGGACAGTACGTATTGACTTGAGTCGGACAGTGGAGCGGGCCTTCGTTCTAGAACATGAGGAGCCGGCCACAGTTGAGGGTATTTGGCAGTTTCTGAAATCCTTAGTGAACACCCCCCGCCTCATCAAAATGGAGATACCTTCGTTAGAGAGTGGAGGAGTAAATGTTCGAATTACTGACCTCCCAGCTACTATCAGCGAGTTTAGAAGTGCTGCGGGTGGGCGTGGATTTATTGAATTGCAGCTCATCGAAACGGCAGGCCCATAGGAGAATAACGTGGCTTTTGCAGACCCAGAAAAGTATCGTAGTTACCACCGAGAGTACCAGCGGAAATGGAGAGCTGCCCATCCTGAACAGTCACGAGCTTTATTAAGGAAATCTCGACGACGCCTTCGGCAGCAAACTCTTGAACAATATGGGGGCTCTTGTGCTTGTTGTGGAGAAGACAAAGAGCCTTTTCTCGCACTAGATCATATTAATGGGATCAAGCCAAAGGGAGCTCCTCGCAGTAGTCCCGGTCTCTATAGATGGTTGCGGGAGAATAATTGGCCTGGAGGATTCCAGGTTCTATGCCATAATTGTAATATGGCGACAAGTCGGGGCAATATCTGCCCCCACCAGGAGGTGTAGTCATGGCTCGCCGGCCTGGAGAATTAAGTGTCCGTCCTCTACTTGTAAGTCCCCGGCGCCCCCGTACACCCGGCCAAGCAGAAGCCGCTGAGCGTGAAGGACGCGAGCTCAGACCTCTGTCCGGCTCGGGGTTCCCTATTCCTCCCGAGCAGGAGGAAGCCCTCTTACAGAGATTTGAGGTATGGAAGGCGAAGTGGAATGGTTCACTTCCTGAATTCATTGTTTGGGAATTCCTAACTATAGATAAGAAACAGATACCAGATGTGGACTTCCTTTTTCAGCATGGTATCTTTGGAGGGCGCACTCGTTTTGGTGGCTACATCCTCGACTATTTTCTGGAACGTAGGCTTGAGGGTTGGAGGGTTATGGGGGAACGGTTCCACCTTGAACAGCCAGAGGATCGTGCCCGGGACTTTATTATGAAGACCCAACTTATGAGCCAAGGAATCAAGGTTATTGATCTGTGGGAGACAGACCTCCTAACGAGGAGAGACTTCGTGCTCTCGCTTGCTTGGGAGCGAAGTGCCAGCGTGAAGTCTAGGGCGCCATTCGGGAGTACAGGAGGTTAGCAATGGCATGGTTCAGAGTAGTTGCGGTTAATGAGGATGCGAGGCCGCTCGCAGGGGTCGACGTAGAGGCTATTGACCTAACAGATCGCACGACAAGTTCAGTAGAAACTACAAACCGTGCCGGCGAGGTTCTCTTTACCGATCTTACAGGCCCTCACTTTTTCCGGGCTAGGGCCCGGCGTACCTCAGGACAGGTAGGTGGACGCTCGTTTACTGGACGAGTGGAAATACAAGTTGTTGGTTTTGACACCAACTGTATGGACTTCACTGTTGACTCAGATGGTGGTGGTACCCACACCACACTAGCTGCGGCGGTTGCGGATGCGATCACCGCGGCTGGAGCCTCGGGTGCTCGAACTATCTGGCTCTGTGGTAGTGTAACAGAAGGAAGTATTGACATTGGAGGCATGGGGGCTAGTGCCACGATTATCATCACTTCCCCCGACCGCTTACGTGTCACAATTACCGCACCGACCAGTGAGGATATCTTTATTCAAGGTTCTACTGGAGGAAACACAAATGGTGTCCTCCTCTTTAGGAACATAGGACTGGCCCCAGACTCTGCTAATGCTCTAGCTATCTATGATGTGAATACAGGCAATGAAGTAAGAAATATTAGTTTTGAGAACTGTAACTTTGCAACGGCTGGATATATTCTCCGACAGGACGGTAGTGACTCTCTCGGTAATGTTGACTTAAGAGTAGAGAATTGTACTGGTACCCTTGCCGGCTTTTTCTTAGTGGCAGGCACTAGTGCAACTTTCGCCCCCGATACACTAGTAGCTCTGAATAATGTTCTTACTATTACACGGTGGTGGCACTTTACCGGAGGGACGGCCCCGTCCCCTGACCGGTTACGAGTTATTAGTGGGGTGTACACTGTTGCAAACGGATTAGCTCTTGCTAATGGGAGCAACGAATACCATTGGAAGAACCTTGTTATCTTCTACACTGGATCAGGTGTAGCCTTCAGTACCGCGGCCGGTTCTGCTAGCATAGACGATATCACATTCGATAACATTGTCATCCGTTTTGACAATAGCGCCGGTACGTTCGGAGACTTCGGTAGTGCCGCCATCAACAATAATGACGGTCTTTACATTAAAAACATCTATGGCTACCCGCTGACCTCAATGGATGGCGGTACAACGTTCATTACAGTAGATACGGACTATCTAAATGTGCATGTAGGCAACTCCTTTGGTAACGGATTTGCCACCCAATATTCAGGACTAACCGGTGTCGGTGATGACCACGGTCTGCTGACGGGACTAAGCGATGATGACCATACTCAGTATGTACTGTTGGCCGGCCGTTCGGGGGGACAGACTATTCGAGGGGGTACTGCCGCCCGGGAGCGTCTTCTACTTCGGAGTACGGCGTCGGGAGTAGAAGTCGGACGTATCGAATTTGAAGACCCTACCTTCCACGCCGGGTTTGGCGGGCATTACTACTTCCGTATCATTGACGATACTCCTGGAGGCTTCTGGCGTCTTGGTGACGCATCGGGTGATCTGGCCGACAGCAGTGGAAATGGTAATACTGGCTCACCAAATGGCGGGATTACCTATGGTGTTACAGGTACCATCACGGGTGATAGTGACGATGCTATTACACTGAATGGTACTACAGGGTACATCTCAGCTACGGACAAGGCTAGTCTCGACTTAGGTGATGGCCCATTCACCCTAGAGGCATGGATTAAGAAGGCCGCTGATGGCTCTTTCATGACCATTATTGCAAAGGGTTCCGGCGCCTACCAGCTTAGAATGTCTGATGCGAACACACTCCAACTCCTACGTGAGAACACTTCTATACTGGTGAGTTCCACCTCTACTACCACGGGTACGGGTTGGCATCATGTAGTGGCTACGAAGACTGGGGCCACTGTTCTTCTATACATTGATGGGGTGGATGTGACAGGTGCGGTTACTAATGATACGATGGTCGACACGAATGACGACTTCCATATTGGACGAAGAGTAGCAGCCTCTGATGAATTCTTTAATGGGTCTCTAGATGAGGTGGCTGTCTACCCAACCGTACTCACGGCCACTCAGGTCTTAGAGCACTATAACGCCGGTGTAGGCGACCCTCTGGGGATTGTTTCCCGGGTTAACTTTGATACTGGCGACTTCCTCGATTACAGCCGGACAAACAACTTCTTCTCCTGGGCCATTGGGCAGACAGAGCAGGCCCGCCTCGATAGCAGTGGTCAGCTCCAGCTCCCAATCACTGGATCGGGCGCCGGAATTGTTATTGGAGGGGATGCTCAGTGGTACCGATCAGCCGCAGATACCCTCCGTACACCAGATGCTGTCGTAATTGATGGTGCGCTTACGGGGGTGTCAGCAGACCTCAGTGGTAATATCAACCTCGTAGGTGACCTGACGTTTGATGGCGAGGGAGGCGTAGGGGCCCCTGCCTCACTGACTACTGAGATCAAGCAGAGCATTACAGGCACCACTCCCAATCGAGCCGTAACTGTTTACTTTGATGCTACAAGTGAAGGAGGAACAGACAACATAATATTTCGCTTCGGACGGCTATCAGCAGCAGGTGCTAGTGTCCTCACACAGTTCCTTGATGGAGCGGCAGAAGCTGTGCGGATAGACCATACCGCTAAGAAGTTGACTGTGTTCGGTGAAGTGGAGATTGACGGGGCATTGAATCATGATGGCTCTACTGTAGGATTCTACGGCACTGCCCCCATAGCCAAGCCTGCTGTGACCGGAGCGAGGGATAATCCTGAAGGCGCTCTGGCTGATCTACTGACCGAACTAGCAAATTTGGGACTCATCACAGATAGCAGCACCGCTAGCTAAATATGGTAGAATGGAATTGATATGAAAGAAGCAGTTATCCGCGGTTCATTTTCCGCTCTGGCCGGCCTAGTGTTTGCAGCTACCTCATCAGAGTGGACGCTATGGGCTATTGAACAGCGTCGGTACTGGAAACTTATTCCGGCCGTGTTCCTGGCCTGCCTCACGGTGTTCGAGAGTGCTCAGGTTTGGAAGCGGGTCGACCATCTTATAGAGGAGGCCACTTCATGACGGCCGATGTCGACCACCAACTAGAGGATATTGCAGCGGATGTGCGGGAGCTCAAAGAGTGGACTGTTCGGCATGAGAAGCTCCACACGTCAGATCAAGACCTGTTGGCTGCAATTATCAATACCCTAGCAGAGCACCAAACTAATCACCACGGCAGGCTAACCTTCATCAAGCAGAGTGGGGTCATCACCGCTCTTCTCGCCACCATTGGGGGAATTGCCGAGCTCCTCCGTCGGCTGTTCCTCTCCTGAGACTTCCTTGGGTTCTATCCCCTTTAGGGACATAACATTCAAGGCGGACTGCAACGTCTCTACCTTCCTAAACAATAAGTTCCGCTCAAAGGTCACCCGGCCCACACCTCGTCTATATGGATAGGGACGCTTGAGGATAGGGCCTTCCTGTTAGCTACATTACTCATCGGTCGTCTTCTCCTTCGCAATAGTTATAAGTTCCCATCGTGTTTCTTCATATAAGATGAGGCTGATGATAGCATAGACAGCAAGATCACGGAAGCTGTCCTCTACTGCCTCGTTTGCAAGTTTACCTACCCGGGCAAACTTCTGAAGCCGGTGCATCTTATCTGTGGCGCGTAGGAGGCCCCCAATCCAGGGCTGTATACCCCAGTCAAGGCTCCCACGCACATTAGCAAACGGGTCAGAGTCGGTACCATAATCCTGCTGTTTTTTGTCGTGCATTTCCCCTAGTTCCCTAAGAATAGTATGAAATCTCTCGCTCCCACTCATGTGGTATTCTCCTGCTCATCAATACGGGACTGACGATAGACGTTGAATCCACCTAGGCCGGCCATGGCAATCACGGCCGTTAGTATAATATACTCGGTCAGAGGTAGAGGGTAGAGAACAGCAAGGCCAAGAAGAAGGCCAACTATCCCTCCTATAGCCCCCAACACCGCAGCTAGCTTCCTACTCGAAAGTCTCTGCAAGCTCATCTATGTCATCTCCCATCTGTCCCAATAAAGCAGCGAGTTTTGCTACGAACTCCCCTGTACTCCGATCAATAACACCCCCCGAGCTGTTGTGTACCGCGAGGTGTTCTGCAATGGCATCATTAGCTGCTTGTAGTCCGTCCCGGTTCGTCACTGCAATCTTCGCCACTTGTAAAATTTGCTTATATGTAGCGAACCCCTGGTGCTCAGTAGGCGAGCCATGATAAGCGTAGTGTAGGAGCTGGCTGAGCGTCACGGGCCCTGTTGCTCCCCAGATAGGAACGTTTAGGGTTAGCATCTGCTTCAGCATTTCCTGGGGTGTCATATCGTCCTCCTCTAGGTCTACTACTCCTTGTTGAATTTTCTGGTGGGGGATACGGTGGGATGGGCAGGCAGTGGGTATAATCTCATTATGCTCCCACCGTCCCCGGTTGTCACCCGTGCGCCGCAGGTTAGGTAAGTGGCCCTGCTCAAGGAGCCACGCAGTCAGTTTGATAGCCGCCGCGACTTGCGCCTCGGTTAGTGGTTCCGACTCGTTACCTATAGGCCCACCCTCGAACTCTATACCGTCCAGATCACGGTTGTTACTTATCTCTCCTGCGGGGTCATCACGGTCGCCACAGTGCCAGGCCCAGGCTGTAACCTCGTAATGCTGTAGGGTTTCTCCACTCTTTAGGATACTGAACTGCCACGAACTTTCCTCAGAACCATTCAGCACAGCGACTGCGGAGGCCCATGATCCCACCATTGAGTGGTAAACGGTACCCTTCTTAGGGTGGGGCTGTCCTGACACCTTCCATGCAGGCCCGGGGTCGCGCCTAGCCCCTGGGAACCAGAGTTCATTCATAGAGAGTCCTCCTTCATGTCCTTCCAAAACGAAACTAGCAGGTCGAATTCCAGGTACTCAAAGTAAGGGATTGGTAATAATCGCGCCTGTTTCAATTCTAATACAGCCCCCTTTGAGTTCTCCCACCCGGGAATGAGAAGTAGCGCGGACGCCTGTTTAAGGAAGAGCATATCCATGTCATACCAGAACTCAGGTGGTGTGCTGGGGGATAGAACCTCCATATGGGCAGAGTTCATATGGGGACAGAAGAAGGGGATACCTTCTGTTACCAGTCGGGTGGCCCAGAGACGGGCCTCATTGATATGCTTGTCTATTTCGTAAAATGAGCGCCAATCGTGACCACCCCCCGCGGCCATGTAAGACCCGGCAATGTAAATGTAAGTCTTGTTTTTCAGGGCTAGGCTCCTGTCGCCAATTTGTAAATGAAAATCGCAATAGAGGCCCCAAAGGAGCCTATTACTCCAAGAATGACCGTCTCTCGAAGTAAGTCTAACACTAAATGCACCTTCTTATTCAAGCTAGTCTACTACAACAAATCAACAACGCTTACCACCATGCCTGTAAGGTCGGGTTTTATTGTAGTTCATCTTCCAACGAATGAGGCTATCAGCATCGAGGGAATAAGCAGCACAAAGGTCGAGAATGCGAATAATGCAGTCCATCAATTCAATCCCCCATCCCTCTGGCTTCTTAGTGCTCGCGGCCGGCGTCCCTACACGCCAGGCTTCTAACGCCTCAGAGAGTTCCGAATGGGCGAGGGCAATACTCTCCCCAAAATTACGTTCTTTCTCCCACCAACCCTTATCCCGGGCAGTCTGGTGTATTTCCCGTGCTAAGTCATTCAGCATGAAAGACCCCCTTCAGCTCTGTGAGTAAGTCGTCTAGGTGCAAGAAAACCTTGGACGCAAAACGATACATTACATCAAATCTCTCAGGTTCGCCCTCGAAGAGGACGTAACATGGTATTCCACGTCCAATAAGGTATCCCATTTCAATATGTCCAGACTTCCCCGCTGGTAGTACCAACACACCGAGGTCGGAGGTGTTGAGGTGGTGTAGGTCGAACTCAAAAATATGTTTGGCATAGCGGTCACCTAGAGCCTCCGCGTAGGAGCGCCCTTTTGTCTGCTCGTATTTCTGCCACCAGTCATCCGCCTCATAACCCCCGGCCCACCAATCGTCGAACACGTCGAACCCAAGGTCACGGATATGATTACCTATAACGGGTAGCTGTGGGTTTCTCAACGAGCCAATGAGATAAACTTTCTTCATCCGGTCTTCACCAAAGGCCCATGGACTTCCAGGGTGATATCCCCAACACGGAGACGAAATGACTTATGGTAGAAGCCTTCTACAGAAGTATGGGCTGTTTCTAATTTCTGGTATTGTAGGAGTTGTTCTTCGAAGATTTTGTACTCTTCGTGAGTCAACCGAGCGTATAAATCTGTAGCCATGTTGCACCTCCTGCTTAAGTGTAACGTATTACTGTCGGGATTGTTTCACGTCCCACACCTCTCCCGGTGTGGGAAGATTTATATCCGCGTAGAGGGGACGGAAGGCAGTGGCGCCGTGCTTCCGATGGAACTCTACGAGCCACTGCTGTGGCCGGCGGAGTGTCTTATACCTGGACTGGACAAAGCGACTGGTCGCTGGTAGGGAACCATTGCCAATCACATGACCTCGCTGCCCGAGAGGGAGGTGATAGGGGGTATGCTGGTGGCCGAACCACACAATATCTACACCACCCAGCATAGACTCGTACTGTCTCGCTGCGTTGATGATGGGATAGAAGGGAATACCCCCATAACTCCCACCACTTGTTCGGATGCTGGCACCATGTTCAAAGACGTGGCGCAGTCCACCAAACTCGCGCGTACCAAACCAAGTCTCCCAGTTGGTAACCTGAACCCGAGGCTCGTCTTCGAACGACCGCTGCAACATAGCTCCAATAAGCCAGGCGAATGTATCACAAAAGTCGCTCTCGCCCAGGCCAGCATTACCCGGCTTCTGGGTAGTGCGGTCATGGTTACCCCCCACTACATCAACCACAAGCTCTTCTAAGCCCGGGAGCTGCAGCAGAGAGCGCAGGAAGTAGGCCAGTAAGTCAAACCCCTCAACTGTCTGCTTCACCACCGGTATCTGGATTTCCCTAAGCTGGGCCGGCCGCATGGAATCTCCCTCTACAATGTCTCCCAGGATGGGCACCCAGAGGCGTTTCACATGCTTACCCTTGGACTCATAGAAGATACCAGACAATGCTTCAAGTAGCTTGTCTACCTGGGCCCGGGTGACTTCGAGGTTCTGTTCGTATATTCCACCGGTATGCTCCAGGTCTGTCTTCTGCCCTATGTGCCAGTCACTAAGCTGAACAGCCCAGTCGACAGTGGTTTGAGCATCGTGCTCCGGGAAGGGACGAACGATACTTGGTTCGAAGGGACGCAACACTGATTGGATAGCTGCCACATACTCCTGACGCTTTGCGGCGCCGCGGGTGAGCTCCTGTAGAGTACGAGTCATCTCATTCTGGTGGAGACGCTCCTTCTCTTTCTCAATGCGCTGGTCAAGAGTACGAGGCTCCTGGTCTCGCCCGTTACTTTCGCCCTTCTTGTAGCGACTACGCGCGACCCGGTTTTTACACACAGGGCTGCAGTATTTAGCACCATTCTTCCGTCGCTCGGCCGGAACAAATAAGTCACAGCCGTGTCGGGCACATAATACATGAACCATATCTGAAGGTGGGGTCATATCAGTTCCTTTCATTGTATCGGGGATCGTTGGGTAAAAGCAAGGGAGATTTTTCTCCCTTATTTGGAACGACTAGGCCGCTCTCTGTCTTTTGATCGCCTACTAAGGCTTCGTATCGAGGTACCAAATGTATCTCAATAGCTTGAGGGTCGTCGGGCGCCGGCCGTATGTCCAAACCGAGACCCTGTGCAATAGCGGCAATGAGAGTTCGGCGTATATTAGAAGGGAGAGCGTTAAGAGCATCCGCCCAATACCCCACCATCAAACGTTGGTTACTATGTGTTAATGCCACCAGCATATCCCGCATAGTGTACGCCCACGCTTCGAATTCTGTCTTACCTTTGACTTGAAAGGTCTTATCTGTATGGGGGTGCCAGGAAGTGGCGGGAACGTGCATACTTACCCGGAAGGTCGGTTGGCGCTGTTCACACTTTTTAGTCATCTAATACCTCCACTTCATCTGGGTAAAGTGTCCAGAGAGTGCCATCCTTAAACCGTACCTTCAGTACCTCATGCGGAAGACTTAGAAACTTACGTCCTACCACTTCCCCAATAATACCAGGCTTAACCGCGTTGTAAGGAGACCCTTTGACTCGAACTTTCACGAGCATATCAATTCATGTATAAGATGTCCTGGAAGAGGGCTTGATTTGTTCCAGGTATTCCCCATAGAAGTCCATAGATATTTGCTGGTGTATCGTCTAGACCTTCTTCGCGGCCAGGGTGAATTGTCCCTTCGACCACGCCGCGTAATTCACAAGGTAGGAACCTCATCTCCACAGACCCTTCCTCTCGGGTATATGTTGTCCGTATTGTAGGGATGCGACTGTGTTCCAATTTACATGTCGGACAAGGGTGATTATATTGTTCCTGATACCAAGATTTAAGTTCATCCGCCATGACCTAACCCCCTAGGAAGGAATTCTTCCAACCACTGTGATTTCGCTTTGCACTGAGGGCAACACAGAATAACCACCTTCATCTCCTGCAGCTCCTTCTTCCGAGCTTCGGTCATGCTTTCTAAATTAACCACTTCCACTCCGGGTTGGGTGTACACTTCCCACATGGTTTTCTCTCCGCAAATGGTAGTCATCGTCCCACACTGTTCGCAAGGTAAACCAGAAGGGGGGCCACCATGTAGCTGGTCACGCTGGTCAGGTTCTGCATCATACTCCAACTCTATACGCACATAGCGCCAGCCGCTGTCGGGTTCGGCGAAGTCGGGCTCATGGCCTGGCTTGAATCGGTGTTGCCGGCGGATGGCTCGGGAGTCAACTCGGTCTTCCCTCTTGAAGTCCCGCCAGTTCTTCTCAATCTCCTCCTCGGTCTTACCCGGGAGGGGGCCAGATTCGAAGTGGGTCGGGTGACACGACATGACTGTTACCCCCACTCCTCTACCCAAGAGATAAGACATGGAGCACACACATAGAAGCGTCCCCATTTATTGTCGAGGATGGCCTCTTCAACTCGTGCTCGATGCCCTATGGGAATGTTATGGGGCTTGCTGAATCTGCACGTCTGAGGCTTCCGTGTCGTAACCATTCTGGACGACCTCATTCTAACACCAGCATCGTCCTTGTCCTCACCAAACAAGTCAATGTCTAACAACGTGGCTTCGCTTATCATTCAGATTCCTCTGGGTAATCATGAGTGTCTACATCGTGTGCACCCCAACACTCGACAGTACAGAAAGAAAGGCCACAGCTACATCTAATAGGTGATTTCAATATTATGAGTTTACATCTGCCACAGTAGTCTTTTAAATTCATTCGACAGCTACTTTCGGTTCCAGTGAAATATCTCCTAAAGGATTGTTCAATCCGCCTATTTGCTCCAATTGCTGTTGCCATTTCATAGGCTCTTCTTTAGTGTAACCCATCACTGTAGCACGTAGCCAGTGGTTATAACGTGTGTTCTTCTCTGGTACTAACCAGTGTTGTTCAGAACCCATGTTGATAATTGAAGCCACAGCTACATCTAATAGGTCATTGACCGAACCCATAATTGAGAAGTGGAGGAGCTCTGCAGGCCGCAAGCCCCAAGGGGACTGGCGCCCGTACAATGTTGTCGTCTTTCGTGTTGAAACAGATTGATCAGTCAAACGGAGGAGACCGAGGCGGAAGTTAGGAAGAGTCTTGTCTACCCGGGAGGCTTTTATTAGTTGGGGAGTCTCAGGCATGTTAGCAGCCCAGTCCGGGTAGTACCGGCTGACTAGCTCCTCCTCCTCGCCACAGACCATCCATAAGAGGAAGGTTACTGCTTCCTTAGAGTCCAATTCAACTGCCTGACTGAACATCTCTAACGGATTTTGTCCATCCTGGAACCATCGCTTGAAGGTAGGATCGTGAGTGTAGTAAGCGAGCACCCGGAATAGGAGCCAGTCGTAGGTCAATGTCCAGCGAGACAGGCCCTCTGAGGGAGGCCCCTCTTCTAGATCAAACCTAAGTCGTTTGGCGTTGTGTTGTATTAAAGGTAGACCCACCTGCTGATAAAAACGAGGTGCTTCGAGAGCCATCGCCGGCCCGACAACAGCACAGTCGAGAGCATCCTTGAGGGGGGTGATATCACGGGCGATGGGACGACCGGTTGTGTACTCTAAGGCCAACATATCGTGTTTGACACTGGAGAGGAGTGCATCCCTGTCGTAGGTGCCCAGCCATTGTTGTAGGATCATCACCAAAGCTCCTGTATCCCGGGTGACTAAGGCCGGCGCTCCCCGTTCAGTAGTGAGTAGCTTCTTCATTACATCACGAGCGTAGCTAAACGGTGTATTGACTCCACTATGATTGATACGGAGTAACCACCCCTGAGAATTCGTGGCAAAAGCCAGCTCCTCACTATTCGCAGCTATCCCAACAGGAGTCTTCTCTTCCTCGGCGCCTAGCTTTTGAAGCCATTCAGCCAGCGCAATGAGATCGTCTGGAGTCTGGACTAGTCGGTAGGGCCAGTCCCCTAATCTCTGCTCCGCCGGCTCCGAAAAAACCTCTGTAGAGGACTTCTGTTGCTTCAGGGAGTGTTTCCGATTCGCGTCCCGGCCACAGGTTCTACAGTGCCTCTTCCCATCGGGGCGTATATACGTATTACCTTTATCAAAGAGATGACCGTGAATGCAGGATTCCTGTCGTGCTTGTTGCGCTGGAGGAGCCTCCCCACGGAGCACATTCTCTTGGTGAGTAACCGCTTCCATGTGAGTCACCTCCACGCATAACCTATTGCGACAGAGGTGGTCGAGTTCCAGTCCTTCTGGAACAGGGCCTTTTCCTTGTTCGTAGGCCCAGCGGTGGGCCTCAATTGTCTTCCCTTGGTGCCCCCCTAGACTGATACTACCGTAACCTTGTGTAGTTTTCGCTCCTGTCCAAATTAGACAGCCATCCTCATTGGCAGCAGCCACCTTCGGCCAGAAACGTTCTTCAATTGGACGGCGACGAGGGCCTCGTTTACTCATTGTTTCGCGGTCTCCCTGCCTGCTGCGTCGGCCTAAAAGTCTCATACATTTCGATCCACTGTTTCCTCTGTTTGGGGGACACTAGAGCCTCCCCGCCCTCCTCCTCCAGTTGGTCGTTCAGAGCTATCATGTTCATTAACAGGATCAGGAACCGCTGCAGTTTCCACTGGAGGCTGTGATTCTGATAATTGTTTCGGGCCCAGTTTAGGCGTGTGCTTGCGGTGGGCCACTTTCTTGGAGGATTGTCGCTTTCTTCGTTTTCCCATGATTCCATATCTCCCCCTTGGCTAGGCAGAGGCTTGGTCGGCCGTAATACGTCTGTAGTTGAATCCCCCCTTCTTCACCAGAGTATTGAAGGTTGAACCAATCGACTCTGAGAAGATTACTGTGGCCGCAACATCGGCCGGTACATTATCGTACTCATAAAACTGGTCACCAAACTGTGCAATCAGCTTGAGCGTCTCCGGGTTCCACCCTAGAGCCACCACCATACTAGAAACTACAGGTACTATTTTAGGCATTTTACACCTTTCCTACTAACTCGAATCCGTTATGGGTAGGGCGCAAGCGGCGCCGACTAATCGTGGCGTGTCTCCCTGATATTAGGCTATGGACGCGGACATAATGGGGGTCAACGTAATCAATGACAACTTTACGTCCAACCATCCTCTTGTCCAGGTCTGCCCATATCTGACCCACCTCGGGTCTATCCGTATTCGTCACCATAGTACACCTCCTATTTTAGTCCTTGTAATAGCGCAGTGAAGGCCAGAAAAGCCAGGACAAGACCTATGCTCCAAACAAGAATTCGACCGTACCAAGCCTCTCTCGACCACGTATCATTAAGACTGGTGCCCCACCACCCCTCATGCAGGAAGGCCCCCGAGCCTGCACCCAAGAAAGCAGCAAACGTAAACAGAAGGGCGTCAAGTAACATTATGTACCTCCTCTATCCATAACGCAGGGAAACCTATTGTATTGCACAACCTATTAAATAGTCTCGTCAATGAGGCCCATCCCTATCAGCTCTATCCGAGACTGGGCTGAAATATCCTTCCCATCTTTCCAGAGGGCTAGAGCGATGCGCTGCCCCATCGTCATCTCAATCACCCCCACCTCCCCCTCGATACGACGCACATCTTTGAGATGTCCTTGAGACTTCATTAGCATCTCTACCATCTTAGCCCGCACCCCGGGATGGTCAACCGTGATGGTGAAGGTGTGTGTTTTATCAAAAGGACAGGTAATCTTCATGGGCTTCGTAGCGGCCATGAGTGCTCGGATGGCTTCTGGTACCTCTTCCTCGATGGCCTTAAGACGGAGGCGGACGAGCTCGTGGGTACCAGTGACGACTTCCTCGTAGGCTCTCTGGAAGGCTTCATCTTCTCGAAGCCAACGTGTTACTCTGCGGTTCTGAAGATTCAGCTCCTTACGTGCCTCTTTCTCTGAACCTAGCTCTGCGTACTTCTGTATGTACTCACGCTGAGCGGGCATCAACCCATCTGGGCCCCGGACGATAAGTTCTTTACCCTTTGTCATGACCGTTCCTATGTGGGGTGATCCAACTTGCAAGGGTGGAGAGCTTAGACCAAATCCTCTTGCGAATACTATCGTGTGGGAAAGGGTTCTTGTCCACCCAACTCCACGATTCCAACGAGTTCCCCTGACGCAGCCATTTTCTCAGGGAGCGATAGACTTCAGACATCTCCTCTTCATCTGAAAGGATGTCTCGACGAGTCTCTTCTTGTTTAGTCATAACAGGCTCCTCATTTTATTCTGCACCTTCCTGGAGTGTCAAGTCCCCAAATGAGCGACCCATCTGCACATCAACAGGGATATCCCAGTCAAGTCGCTTGCCTGAGGGAAGGATCGTATCATGTGCCACCCGCACCCAGAGCTCTTTAACTGCGGCGCCGGCCTCTTCTAAGCGGTCGAGAGGCGCTTCCATCAAGAGGGAGTCGTGCATCTCCAAGACTGGGAAGACAAAGGAGGACAACTCGCGCTCTGTAGCAATATGAGCTAGAGAATGGAGGTCATGAGCGCCCCCCTGTACAGGAAGGTTGTACCCCTGACGGATGGCGCTCTCTAAGTCCCCCTTATAGCGTAGAGCGGCTAGGGCAGGTATCTCTGCGAAGTGCCGGCCCCGGCCGAAGATATCACGGACGACCCCGTACTTAAACAGCTCTTCTCGTATGCGTATAAAGTAGGCGCCCATCGAAGGGAAGATATACTGCGTATAGTGCGACAGTAGTGGGGCTGCTTCTTCCTTACTACAGCCAAGACGTTGCCCTGCCCCCTCTTCGGTCAACCCATAGTTCATCCCAAAGACGAAGACCTTACCCCTACTACGGATAGAAGGATACTTCTCGTTCCAGTCAGCAAGTGACAGCTCTTCATCAACGCTATCCTTAGGAAAGCGGGAGGAGATACCTAACTTACAGAGCTCCCGGGCAACATAGGCGTGAATGTCCTGACCCGAGCGCAACAATCCGAGTAGTTGCTCGTCCCCCGTCTCATAAGCCATGACCCAGACCTCGGCCTGACTCCAGTCAGCGTTAAGCACACCATAACCAGGGGGGGCAATGAACATCGAGCGGATCGCATCCTCAGAGTGAATATTGTATTCATCCGAGTCAATCTTTACTTCCTTCGGCGGGTTCATTAGGTTGGGATTCTCACAGGAGAAACGGCCTGTGGAGGCCCGGGCTGCATTCCAGCGAGCATGGATACGCCCATCGGTACGGATATGCGAACGGAATCCACCACCGGCACCTCCTTCTAAGTAGGTACCATAAAACTTCTCGATGTGGCGGATGTCAATGAGAAGAGGGAGAACAGGATGGTCTACTCGCTCATTCAATTCACTCAGCGCGTCGGCAGATGTCGACGCATGATTAGGGGAACAGGGTGTATCTCTCTTACAGTTTTTACATTCTTTCAAGGCCCCCTTTGTAACCCAGTTGGTCAATGGTAGATCGAGTTCTTTGAAGACCAGATTCTGCACGTTCTGGTAGTAGGTAGGACTCTCTATGCGGCGTCCCATTGTCTCATCTAGTGTCTCCTTCGACACTTGAAGACGATTTTTATAATATCGACAGAGGTTATCAAAGTATTCCTGGTCAATGTAGACGCCACGCTCTTCTAACTTCGTAGCGCAGCGAATGAGGGGAATGCTAATGTTTTTGTATAGCCAATCCGAACCTTCCTCCTGTACCTTAGGGTAGAGGGTAGGAACTAGAGTCTTCACAACGTCCACGTCGGCGCCGCCGTACTCCCATAATTTCTCGTCTTCGACTTCCCACATCCGGGACTTCATGTGAGCAAGTTCAGCCTCATAATATGGTATATCCGTCCAGTAAGCAGTCAGTACAGTCAGGTTGGCCGGGCTAACTTCCGATAGTAGGGACGAGAGCAAGCGCGTGTCGTGGGCGACATTGTTGACCTGGAAACCAAAAGCAGTCTGAGCTGTTACAGCCTCTTCATCCGGCCGGCGCTCCAACATCCTCAAATCAAATCCTATATTCTGCCCTGACTTTGGCTTGTCAGAACGGAGTATTTCATCAAGGATGCTGATAGCTTCGGGCATCTCGGTGTCTAAATCCCAGTAGGGGACTGGGTACCACTCCTGCTCAGGAACGTCCTTGCGGGTCTTCCCCCGTCCCTTCATCTTCGTAACAGTATGCTCGCCACGATGGAGGATAGGTACACTAAAGCCAGTTCCTTCTTCACCTGAGAAGCTGACACAAAGTAGTTCGTCGTCAAGCCAGGAGAGACCACAAGTTTCCGTGTCGACCGAAATTTCATCTACAGTCGGGCCCAGCAGATAGTCTCGGAGTGCCCGAAGATCGGCCAAAGTCGTAATCCCTACATAGGAACCTAGCTTCTCCTCAATGCCCCCAGCGTCAGCTATTCGTTTAGCCTTGCGGAAGTGTGCGAGGACAAGAGCCACTTCATCCCAGTGCTTTCTCATTATGTAGCTAGGGTGGTAGGTAGGGATAATAGGTATGCCTGGGAGTTCTTCATTGTAGAGCGTGAACCCCATGACAGAGCCCACCGTCACCCCACGACGATAGAGCGAGCGGATAGCAGCGCCCCCCAGTGCGACAATTACTGTTGGATTCAGCTCCTTCAACTCTTCGATGAGGTAGTCATGACAATTGTCTACCTCAGCCCCAGTAGGGTTACGTCCCCCAAAACAACGGGTGGCATTAGTATGAAAGACTTTGTACTGGTCGATCCCTGCCAACCATTCAATCACCTTTAGTACCCGGCCGGCTTTCCCTACGAAGGGGCGCCGCTTTTTGTCCTCCCACTGGCCTGGCCCCTCGCCCACGAAAGCGATTTTCGCGTTGTTAATGCCAGCACCGTTGACGACGCAGTTGCGCCCTTTTACCAGGGCGGGGCAGCGAGTACAGTCTTTGTTAGATAGCAATTACCACCTCATACTGCCATCAAGGAATTCACGGGGCCAGAGGCAGGTGGATGCAAGGGCGCCAGCCTTAAACTCCGAACGAGTGAACTTCCGTTCATATAGGTGACGGTCTTTACGGTCAAAACCATCTGGGTCTAATATCTTAATACCGATTAGCTGCTCCCATTCTTCAATAGATCGTTTTCGTCTAAAAGGATTCTGCATCAGTCTTCTCCTCTCCTCCGCCGGCCGAGCCCGAACTCGGCAATACAGGCGGCGTCGTATACGTCCTGGGGTTGACCGGGCTCTAGCTCCAGTACCTGTTGGGCATAGGCTGTGATCTCCTCCTTAGAGGCGTGACCATTACCCAAAATCGCCTTCTTCCAGGTACCATTATTCACGAGTGAGTGAGGCATGTCATGATACCAGAGCCAGTACCGAATCATCCCAATGACCTGGGCCTGATAGCTGAGAGCCTTTGCATTCACCCCCATGACAGGGGACTCTATGTATACCCAATCAAGATGTTCCCGGGGTGAACACTGAAACAGTTCCTTGTAGAGGCCCTCAATTCGGTCTTCTGCCAGGCGCCCCTTAGCTTCTAAACGAGTAATGATCGGGCTAATAGATTTGCTGTCACCGTCAAGGATGACACTCGTGATTGCCTTTGTGTCTGGGTCAATTCCCATTACTCTCATGCTCGTTCCTCCTGACTTGACTTCAGTCGCTCCACTACACCGCCCGGTCGGACGAGGTAGGCTACATCTGCGGCGTCCAACAATTCGTCTTCATGCGATGAGAACAGTAGTTGGAAGTCGAGACGTTGTGTAATCTCCTGTACCATCGAGCAGAGGGCCGGCCGTTGTTCCGCGGCGACCATACTAAAAGGCTCGTCCAGGGCCTCAAGGCGCCTCAGGGCAGGATGGTGCGAAGTAGTCATTAGGTGACGCAAGAGATACGAGAGCACCTGTACCACAGAGCCACCCGAACCTCCTTTGATACGAACACGCTCTCCATTCTTGACCAGTATGATGTCTAGATTGGAGACTCCCCGACGCATGGTAGATTCTAGCAGGAGCTCGTACTCATCTTCGATGAACACAGCATTCAAACCCTGACTACCTATAGCCGCTAAAGCCGTTTCATAACGGCCGCGCCAGGTCTCTTCCAGTAACTGGAGCACCTGCTGGGCCTGTGTCAACAGGTCTACCTGTGCTTGTGCTGTACCCTGTTGCTCTAGTAGCTTGGTCTGCTGGGTCTGTAGGAGCTCTGCCTGTCCGCGCCATTCGGCGCAGCGTTGCTTCATTTGATTCACAGACTGTTGAAGGGATTGTGCTGTCAATTGCATAGCTCATGAATCCTAACGCGCCGGCAGCGTGGGGTCTTACAGAGTGTCGAGGGTTGCATACGAAGTATCCACACCCACCGCCTCTTGACGATGAGGAAATGTAGGTGATGATCGCCAGACAGGTCAGGCTCCCTCGCTCCCTGATATTCTCCGATGAATGTAGTAGCAGCACCCAATTCAGTCTCTTCCATCGACGGTCTCCTGTAGGGTGCCAACACTCTCCATCACGCCAGCCAGAGCTTCCTCAACATCCTTCATGATACGGGTAGCTTCGGCCTGTAACTGGTCGGGTTTGATACCCAACTCGTTGGCCTCTGCCTCCAACTTGGCTAGCTCCCCCTGGGCACTCTTCTGCTGACCCTCAATCCGGGCCAGGTCAGTGCGAGAGGATTCGATGTCTTTCCTCAGTTGTTCAATTGTGTTCATGTCGTAGCCTCCTCTAATTGTCGAACCATCTTCGCGATAATAGGCAGGGTGTCGTGGGTACTAAAAAGTAATTCAACAGGACGCCCTTCAGGGTCTACTCCTTTGAATTTAATCCAACCGTATTCACCATTAGAACACATGGAAACGGTCAGTCCTTCTTGTAAAGCCATTGTTTGTTTCTTGAGTATTTTCATGTTATTACCTCTCCTCGCATTTGTGCTTCTTACGGGGGCGACAATCAAAGCAAAGGTCTTTCACACAGTAATCACAAGGGTAGAGAGGCCCCACATCTTCTTTTGCTTCACCACATTCTTCGCACCAAGTCATACTGTAGCCTCCTCTGACGGAGGCATCCAGATGAGCACTCCGTTAATGTCGTAAATAGGGGCATTATGGGAACGTAGAACCGATCCGATAAGCTGCATTAGATGGACTGCACTGTCCAAGGGTAGGTCAAGCACCCAAAGCCCATTGGCTGTTTCTCTCGTCTTCTTCGGCGTCACGGTTAATTCGACCTGGTGGTTGTTTATCCAGTCGTCATTGCGGTCGACGGATAAACCCACCCCAAGTATTGCTCCTCCCGCCATTTTAGCTTACTCCTTCTAGTAGACGCTGGACTTCTGCCTTTACTTCTAGTAGAACATCATCAAGTTCAGCCAGGAGCTCGGGTATGGATAGTTCGTCAGCTCTTAATCCCTCTCCTAGCATGTCAACAAACTTGGTAATTTCGTCAGTCGGACGTGCCGGGTCATCAATTGCTTCTCGGTTACCAAATACCTCCAGAGCCGGCGCCACACCCGGAAGGGGCACCTCGTCTACTGTCAGTCCCTTCGAGTCGACGTTTACTATCAGTACCTCGACCCGTCGAGCATAGCTTGCCATGTCCCTGCGGGTACGCGCGATGCTACCAGGGTTGGCGAAGAGGGTCTTACCCACAGGCACCACACCGAGACACTCGTGCAAATGACCCGATACAAACAGGTCATACTTGTCAATGCCCGATATCTGGTCGACGTTGACGTAGGGGTACTGCCGACTGTCTCCCGGAGCTAGTAGAGAGCCATGAGCGAGGCCAATAACAGGAGCCGGTTGCTGACTGATATCACTATGTTCCTGCGCTCCTAAAGAGTAATAGTTTGGGTCGGTCTGTCCATCGTAGACCCCCTCTGCCTGGGCACTGTACGGACGAGGAACAAGCCAGAATTTGGGATTGCCTTTCTGTAGCCCAAATCCTTTCATCCCCAACATAACCTCAATTGCGCCAGCCTTCTCAAGAACTCCCAGAGGTTGACGGGACAGACTCTCAATACCATCAGGCCCGAGGTCATGGTTGCCAGGGACAACGTAGACCGGACAGGGAAACTGTTTGAACACCCGGATAAGCCGCTGTATAAGGTTGTGGCTCACCCGGTTCGGCTGCTTGATATGAAATATATCACCGGTAAAGAAGGCGTGCTCAACCTTGTGCTCTCGGCACAGATCAGCGATAGCTCCCAACTTCTTGAGAATGGATTGCATGTAATCATCCACCCGTCCAGAAGGAGCCTTATCTGCAATGTGTAGGTCGCCGGCGAAGAGAAGGTTCATCCTAAACACCTCTTGCGTACGGAGGGATTCCCCAATCGCGTGAGATGGCGTTCTCGATGCTTGTGACAGACAGGACGACCGCAGGCTCGGCAGGTGGTTTGCGTATTAGTAGGACAGTGATATAGAAAACACTTCATGACAGTGATATCTCCTCCCCTTCCAGGTACAAACGAATCTTACCTGTCTTTGTAACATATACTGTCAGGTCTCTCTTTGGAGTTAGAACCTGAAGCACGACCCAACCCTTCTTCTCGTCACTAGCAAGGCGGTGGACACAGGCTGCTCCATACTCAAATCCATATGTAATTTCTTTGTAGTGCATAATTACCCCAACAATCGAGTCAGTAACCAAAAACTTAGACCGGCAAAGGTACCAGAAATGAAGCCAGCCAGGATACGTTCAGTGATATCCTTCCAATTCAGGGCGCCGCGCCAATGGGAAGGCCCAATGTACCGCTCGTTCTCATCCACGCCCTTCACACTCCTCATGGGTGAGTAGACCACCACACACAAGGCAGGCCCCAGCCTCGGTACAGGCATCCTTGTATTGTTCCTGGAAGCTCTCATAAGACACACGATGGTCATCAGCCCGCTTCCCGAGCTCGGTGATAGACCGCTGCAGCTCTGGTATTCGAGACGAGAGGGCCTTTATCTGTTCAGCCGTCTCTAAAGCACCTGAGGCGCCCCATAAGCGTTCTTGGAGGGGGGTAATGTCAACAGCCGTGGCTCGGGAGCGCACTTCCGCTATCTGAGCAGCCAACTCCTGAGCCCGCTCTGCCTTCTTGATGCTATCAGTAATTGTAGTGAGGTCATCCTCTACATTCACCAACTCGTGGTCAATAGATTGGTAGTCAGGTAAGGCATCAAGCCTTGCTTCAACATCGACCCGGGTTGTTGTGGCTTCCTCTGCCTCCCGCCGGCCGCGGTCAATCTCCTTCTTACACTGCATTTGAGCGGAGACAACTGTATCCAATCTAGTTGCCTTGCCTAGGATACGAGCCCGCTTACTGCCAGTCTCCCATAGTACAAAAGGCGAGTCGTGTTGGTCACTCAGTTGGGGGGTCAGCTCGCTAGTGGAGTCAATCTCTATCTGTCCAATCCCTAAGTAGTCAGCGATAGCTTCAGGTACGGCGCCACCTGTCTTACTGTAGTCTTGTCCAAAGGCTCGGTACTCACCTCCTTTACTTTTCGTTTTGCTCCATTCAATGACTGTCCCGTCCTCAAAGGTGAGTGTTACTTGAGTCCTCTTCTCGCCATGTCGTATGTCTTCATCGTTACCATCATTTAGACAGGCGGCACGGAAAGCACGAAGGATAGCACTCTTTCCGGCATCGCCCGGCCCAACCAAAACGACAAGCCTTCCCATTTCAATAGTAGCGTCCTTGATGGACTGAAACGACTGGATATGGATTGTCTTCAGGGGAGAATAAGTCATAAGACCTCTCTTTGAATCTGCCGCCAGTTCAATATATAATCCCGATCAACCTGACGTTTGTGATGATGTTCGCAGAGGTCAATTGAACCACGCTCCAGACTCATATAAGTTACAAAGTATGGGCGTAGACAGATTTCATGGAACCTCCAGGCCCGCAACTTCGGCTTGAGCAAGGAGGGCCAAGTCTAAGTCTCGGTCTTCGATGACAACCGGGTACTCATACGGTTGCTCAATTTCTTGCAGAGCCTTAAGAATGCAGGCCCGGCACATCTGTACATATACAACCTCCAGGAATCTTGTCTTCAGGCGAAGAGTAGGGAATGTACCTGTACAGAATGAACAACTCTCAATTCCTATTTTATCCGTCCTCATGATGTCCTCCATTTAGGATGTCCCGTAGTGTGTCAAGTAATTCAGGATACTCGGTTATCTTCTGTTCAAAGTCCGAGCGGCGAAACGGTTTGTACTCTTTGAACTTATACCAGCCGCCTTTGTAGCCAACGGCCTTCTTCTCCTGTAATACATCCAAGGCCGAACTGAAAAAGTCGGGGCCGGTTGCATCATAGAAGTCGAAGGTGCGACGGAAGTCTTTCCGTCGACACTCTTTACACGTAGGTTCGGTGCAACCAGCAATCCGCGTATCAATAAGGGTAGCCATAATGTGATGACCAATGGGGCTAGCGGCATCCTCACCAAACTGTTTCTGTTCCTCTAGGAGGATGGTCGTCATTGCAGCGTGACCGATGGCATCTTCGCCTAACCAATGTGTGCCCGGCTTACCCCAGGCTCCCAGATTGATACGCTGACGTGGCTGTGACGTGATGACCAACGCAATCCGCTGGCGGTTTACTAGGTTACTCAGCACCCGGAGCTCACGGCGGATGAGAATTGACTGGGCACCCAAAGCCATCTTCTCTGCTTTTGTCTCCTTCTCCATTGGGGCGCCGGCAACAGAGTCGATAGCAATAACGATATGATCGTCCGCATCTAACACTTCTCGGGCTGCATTGATAACCTCTTTCACCCCAGCAAAGGTATCTTCCAGAGTATCGGGTTGGGCGACAATGAGATTATCAAGGTCAACACCTAACTTCTGAGCTCGGTCGAAATTGAGTCGCCCCTCGGTATCGAAGATGACGGCCTGACCTCCTGATGCCTGCGCTTCCGCTAGGATATTGAGGATGAGGGTGCTTTTCCCACTACCATATGCACCCACAAATAAGGAGATGCCACCCAGTGGAACCCCCGGCCGGCCAATGAGATAGTCAATAGTGGGACAGCGGGTACTGATATAGCCAGTAGGCTCACCGATAATTGCACCCTCCCGTCCCACCTGTACGGGAAGGTCAGAGTCTGCTTGCTGCAGCCTTTTGATGACCTCTTTCGGATCGGCCATGTAAACCTACTCCTACTGACTGCGTAGCCGCTTAATCGCCTCGGCAGGGTCTGTCTTAGGAGGAGCCTTAGCAGCCCGGGGATTCTCCTCCTCTTTCTCCTCTGAAGGAGTGGACTCCTCTTCTGATGCCGCTGCTGGTTCCTCTGCTACCGCTTCCTCTTCTTCGTCACCACCAAATCTACTCTTTGAAGGGGCTGCGGAAGGCGCCGCGGCTGCTTCCTCCGGTGCTACGAATGCCGACGGTGCGGTCGTTCCGGCTGGTAACATCAAGGCTCCAGGTGCCCTACCTTCAATAATGGACAGCATCTCCTTTGGCTCTGAGATGGCGACCACCTCAGGCAAGTTGATAAGTCCCTCTTCAAGTAGCTCCCCAGTGCCCGGGAATGGACTTGGGGGCGCCGCAGAGAATTTCATGACGATTACATCATAGTCGCCCTGCTTATCCTGTTTTGCCTTAATAGATAGGTCACGACCAGTCTCAACATGGGATAGGTCACCATACTTCTCAAAGAAGTAGAACAGAGGCAGCTCAGATTCTTCCTCCAGGTCGTACTCAGTAGCCCTCTTTCCCAGGAACTGGAGCTGGTTCAAGCCCATTAGGTAGACCTTCTCATCGGCCAGGGTACCATCCTGGTTTATTTTCACCACGTTCAGGAATGTACGAATGGCCGGCCGCAGTCCGCGGGCGCCCTGCTCATCGCCACCATTCTGGAGCTCCCAGCGTAGCTGACATGCAGGACATTCCCCTAGACCGGTCTCTTTGAGACAGACCACCATACGGCTATTCGGGCCGAGATAGTGGACAGGCACAATCTGATAAGGGTTTTCCCACTCGGGACGTTTGGGACAGATGCGCCGGTAGTTTGTGACATATTTCTTTGGACTGCTCTCTAACTTATCCCAAGGCTTGCCCTCGGTCTGGAGCTCCTCAATGAGAGCTTTTGTCGCATCAGTATTGATGTCTGATGCCCAACCACTTAGGTCACTCGCTGTTTTCTTCGCCATTTTCTACCTCCTCTTCGATAGGTTTGGTGATCTCTCGAACACCACCCGGGCCGTGAACGGTCACGCGCACATTGTCCTTGGTTGCCCCGACTTGCTCAATAGCAACACGCATGGCTGCTTCCAGACCTAGTATATCAATCATGTCTTTCTCCTCCTCTTCAAATGCTTGTTTGACCGCATTGGTAAGTTCTTCCCAACCGTCTCGGGTAAACGGGATTAACCCAGGAACCGGTATATTCAGTGTGAGGCTATCCCGAGCAGAGTTAATTTCAATACGGGCAACACTAAAGAAATGCCCCTTCTTTCCGTTGTCGTCTTCACCGTGTTCATTGTAGAGAAATTCAATTGGGAGAGGGTTCGATGTGTACATTCTACTGATACACCTCCTGGTCAGGGTACTGAATCGACAGCATGGGCTTAGTTTGGGGGCTCTCTATCACCGGGACTTGTCCTCGAAGTACTGAGATACAGAGCTGAAGGCGGGGCCAAAATCTGCAGGGAACCTGTGTCCCCGACTGAAACACACAGTTCTGTAGGAGAAACAGCGGGGCTACTACTGGTCGCCCCAGTAGCACACGTATCCGGTTGCGTAGTCCCTGAATGGGGACTCCCGACACGTTAATGGTAAGCGGTGCCGTAATTGTCTTCCCGATCAGCTTGGTCATTGATGTACCTCTTTCTGACTCTCAATTCCGAAGTCTAGCTCTTTAACCCTCGATGGCAGTTTGCACAAAGTATAACGCACTTTTCAATTTCTTGTAACACCCGTTCCCAGAATCTCACGGGCTGTCAAGTGTAGATTTCACCGACTCTGCACCGTAATCCAGAGCGATTTCAGTGGCGTTGTCAAGAGCCTCCCGTACCTCGTCTCGGGTGGCCGAGTCGGGGTCTTTCCCTTCAGGTAGTTGAGCAATCTCTACGTTTATCATAGCGTAAGCTAGTTCACGGGCCTCCTTAATAGCTCCCTCTCGACCCGCATCGTCTCCATCCCTCAGTAGTATAACGCTCTCAGGCCGCAGACGTTTCACCAGGTTACGCTGGAGCTCTGTGGTATGAACCCCCAGAGTAGCCACCGTTTCCCGGTAACCATGTTCCCACATACGGATGGTATCGAAGACACCTTCAACTAAGATGAGTTTCTTCCAGTAGGCTCGGTCGGTCACAAGCTGGTCGTAACCGAACAGTGCCCGAGACGCTTGACTACCAGGAGGCATCAGCACCTTTTTCTTCTCCTCGGG